GATACTAAAGCAGCATATAAGAAGCAACGTGCTAAGGGTAAGGTACCTGAGAAACGTGCTAAGGAATTTGCAGCAGGTGTTAAATCTGGTGTGAAGACTGCTGTTAAGTTTGCTAAGGATGTTAAGAAGACTGTATCTGAGGAAGGTGCAGATAGACTGAAGGATCGCCGCATGGAACGTGGTGGTGTGGATGGCAATGTTAGGTATGATAAACAACCTGCTGCATCAAATACGGTTGGTAAGAAGAAACCTTCTGGTGGTCCATCTGCACTGGATATTGTCAAGAAGCAAATTACTGACAAGCATGGTCCTGGTGCAATTGTGAGTCCAATTAGAGGTAGGGGTGCCCTTACAAAGTCTACAAAGTCTGAAGGTGTTGAAGGTGTGGTTGATTTTGTTAAGAAAGGTGTTACGAAAGGATTGGAAAGAGATAAGAAAGCAAAGAAAGAAAAAGCCATTAAGGATAGGAAAGCAGTTCCTTATGCAGCATTATCAGCAGAACATCAACCAGAAGGTGAAGTAATTGAAGGTGCATCTGCACAGCAAGTAGGATTCCAAAGAATTAAAGATAAAGAATCTGGCGGACCTGGTGTTGGTAGAGTTAGAAGTGATGGTGAAATCAAAAAAGAAAAAGGTGGGGAAGCATTCCTTGACAAAATTGCCAAAGCAAAGGTAAAGATGCGGAAAGAAAGTGTCTTCGATCAGGTTGACATCTTTGCTGAGATGAATGACTGGGAGATCTCACTCCTTAGTGATGATCTCATTGAAGAGATCGTGGCAGAAGTCTTCGTTGAGGAGATGGTAGAAGGTAGAGATATTGATAACGTCACAGATATGCTCTGTGAGTCTGTTGACTACTCACTGAGTTTACTTACTGAGGTCACCAGTCCTGCTAAGGTCAATGCTCTTCGCTTGAAGGACAAATCATCTGCTGCTTCTGGTCAAGGTCAGACTGCTGGTAGGGATGCTGGTGCTGAAGCAAGGAGTCGTATTGGAAGTGGATCTTCATCAAGATCCGATAAACTTGCTAAAGTTAAGAGTGCTGCTCAGAAGGTTGGGTCTGCATTGAAGTCTGGTCTTAAGACTGGTGCCACACTGGCACGCAAAGGTGCTGTTAAAGGTGCTGAAGTTGCTGGTAAGGCAGCAGGACACGCGAAAAATCTCGCAAAAGATATGGGTAGTGCCGCTAAGAGTGGTTACAAGTCTACTCAATCGTCTTCCCCTGATAAGGATTCTGAAACTACTTCTTCCAATCCCACTACGTCATCTTCTGATTCTTCCTCTAGCAGTAGTGACTCAGGTCCTAAGAAGTCTAAGAAGCCTGGTCTACTCAGCAGAATTGGTAGCAAACTGAAGCGTGGTATCAAGAGAGCAGTTGGTGTTGGTGCAAGATCCCTTTCCCGTGGTGCTCGTAACGTAGCACGCAGACTGGGTGAAGAGTCTATCACTGAGCGTGCAGATACTTGGCATCCAGATCCTGACAAGGATCGTAAACTAGGTGGTCCTGGTGCAAATGCCCGTGCCCGTGAAGATCGTGCTGATGCAGCAAAACCTAAGGCAGACCCTAAGAAACTGAGATCTGGTGAGTCCTATATGGACTACTCTAAGCGTCAGTCTTCTTACAAGAAGAGTGGTAGCACTCCAACTGAAAGACTGAATAAGTTAGGTGCTAACATCAAACCCAAAGAGCGTAAGCGCGATAAGATCGGTAAAGCAATCGGTCGTGCTATCGATAAGATCGGTGGTATCAAGCGTGAGGAAGTATCTACACTTTCATTCGGTGCATTCTTTAAAGAAGATTTAGAAGTATCTGAAGCAAGAAATACTAAGGCAGATGGTAACTCACTTAGATCCGTAAGTACTCCTGCAATGCAGGGTAAGAAGGGTAATGTAAACCGTCAAGGTAGATCCGTTACTGGTGGGGCATCTATGGGTGGTATGAACATTCGTGGTGCTGGTGGGTTAGGTAAATCAAAACCTAAAAATGTTGAGCTAGTAGTTGGTAAGTATAAGAAACAAGTTTCTTCTGACAGAAAGGCTGCTGCTAAAGAAAGGGCTGCTATGAGAGCTCAGGGTCTCAAGTATGAGCAATCTACACTTTCATTCAGTGCATTCCTTTCAGAAGGTAATCCTACCACTAGAATGTTAACAAAGTCGAAGACTCAGGTTACTGGAAACATCAGTGCTGACAGAGGGACAGACGAAAACAAGAATCGTAAAGGTCGTAAAGGTTTAGAGAAAGACCTTAAGAAGCATGGTATCGGTCACCAGAAGGGTGTGGGCGAATACAAGTATGGCAGTGGTGAAACTGGTCGTGAAGTTTCGTATCAAACTTCAAAACCTGATAAGATGAGCAAGCGTAGATTTGGTAAAGTTATGCGACGATTGGGTCGCAAGCATGGGCAAGAATCCGTGATCACTAAAGACAAAGACAAATCTGCAAAACTGCACTATACTGAGAAGGGTAGTAAGGCGAAGTCCGATAGTATCGGTAAAACTAAAGCAGGCAAACATCCCGAAGGGTATGGTGAAACTTCTGGCACCAAAGCTAGAGGTGGTAAATTACCTAAGAAAACTACTAAAGGAGCGTATCATTATGGATAACGTTAAAAAGTGTCAGTACTGTGGCATCACTGTGCCCGTTGGACACCAACGTCCTAAGACGTGGATTGAAAAGCACGAGTTAAATTGTGCTCGTAACCCTAAGAATAAAGAACAATGAAGTCCTTTTCCCAATTTATATTAGAGCAAGACAACGTAGATGAAGGCATTGGTCTATCAATAGCGAGAGCGATTGATAAGACTGTACCCGCACCAGGTGGTCGCAGAGGAGCTAAACGTAGGGGTGTTTCCCATGCGCTGAAGATGAGGGAGGTGCTGAAAGGTGCCAAGAAGAGAAAGGATGACGATAAGAAATCTCCTGTTAGTTTCTTGCAAGACAAAGATTGATTTTTGAGGTATAGATTATGTCAGACGGTATGGATTTCTCCGATCTTAAATTGGAGAGGACTGAATGTGGGAAGTGTGGAGCGACTTGGATTAATGGTAAGCATGTCTGGCGTGGCACTGGATCATCAGGAGACTCTTCTGAGTTAGATCTTGCTGGTCTTGTTTGCAACAAACTAGGTGACCATCAATGCATTAATCCTATGAAAGGAAAGGATGGTGGACAAACTTGGGAGTATAGAGCAGGATATATTGATGGGGCGATGAGGGGTAAAATTGATGCAATGGAACAGTTACGAGACCTTGACACTTGAGTGTTGGTGGGGGACCTACATAACTTAGGCACTATTCACGTTAACTAAATTATGAAAATCTTTTTAGATACTGCTGATGTCTCTGAAATTAAGAAGGCATACAGCACAGGGTTGATCGATGGCGTCACTACAAATCCGACACTAATTTTGAGATCGGGTGATACTCTTTATAATGTAGCATCAAGACTACTAAAAGAATGTCCAGACCTTATCAGCGTCTCCACGGAGGTGGTTGCAGAGACAGCTGACGAAATGATTGAGCAAGCAAAGACTTATTTCCCACTAGGTGAAGCAGTTACAATCAAAGTCCCTTGCACTGTAGAGGGACTGAAGGCATGTAAGATCCTCTCAGATCAAGGCATCAAGGTTAATGTAACTCTAATCTTCTCAGTAGCACAGGCACTGCTAGCAGCAAAGGCAGGAGCAGCATATGTGTCTCCTTTCATTGGTCGCTGTAATGACAACTCATTCAGTGGCGTTGAGTTGGTTCGTGCAATCGCTAATACATACAGTGTGCAGATGATGACCACTGAGATACTTGCAGCGTCTCTGAGGGATGTGCATCACGTCTCAAGGTGCTATACTTATGGTGCTAGTACCGTTACTATGCCACCTAAGATCTTCTGGAAGATGTATGATCATGTCTTGACTCGTGAAGGACTTGATCTATTTCAGAAGGATTGGGAATCTGCAAACTTCACAACACCATGACTCTAGCGCAGGTTAGGGTCCGATATGCATTTGCGATGTCATCTTTCGCTAGAATGTTTGGACCATATGGTATTGATCTAGAGATGAGGTCTCTATGTAAGTCTTGGTCTGAAGATATAGATAGATCGTTTGCTCCAATATCTGATCTATATCAGGTAGATAGGTATTTTTTGGAGCTTTGGAAAAAAAGGTATGATGATCCCTATTGAAAAGTTGCAACATCTAATTTATATGATGAGATGTGAATCTATCGGATGGATAGGGATGAAATATATAAAGTGGTTGCAACATCGAAATTATATGTTGAAACTCGAAAATAACATCCTCAAGCAGAAGTTAAAAGAATTAAATAAGGGGTGGGCACATCCTAATTCTTGCCTGCACAAAGAGGATCCATGGAAAAAATGGGGTTAGCGGTCCAAGCAATTGCACTTTTTGGGGCGGTAGGGTATTCTGTTAGATGGGGATTAGAAAATGCATACTACCATTGACTACAATACATAAATATAGATGGGAGTATTGGGGAACCATTCATAAAAAATATGGAGAAGGATGAAGGTGCAATTGGATATGAGTGGACCATAGAAGACATTTACTTACTCTACCACTGTGTATGCGAAACAATAAGACTGTGGCCGGGTGCTCCCGCTCGCCCTTATGAAGAGCAGGAGCATCTGCGTCTGTTAAGGGATGAGATATATAAAACAGTATTAGACTACAAGTTTCGCTACATGGATGTCGATGAATGAATGAAAAACTTCTACTATGTTTAGCGCCTGCGGGGATCATATTCATCATGATGAAACTTGTAGTCTGGATGTTTGCTGTAGATGCTGAGACTGATTATGTCAGACGAGAACCTTTACGCAAACGAGGACCATATGTGGCAAACCCATATGCAGACGTTGATGAAGAGGAAGAAGAATTTACAGATCGCACGGATTATCGATGAAGCGATTGGAGAGTATTATTCTCTCCATGGAAAGAATGTCCCGGAATGGAAACGAAAGGATCCAGACTGGTGGACAAGATACCTAATTAGTTTAGAAATTAACCCTACAAACGCATAAGAATTATGGAACTTATAGTAATTGCTGCACTAATCTTAGCAACAAGTGTCGGTGCATATAAATTAACGCCTAAGAAATGAGTATGAGTGCTGGAATATTTGTATTTGGATTTATTATCCTACTTACTGTGGGGATGGAGATTACTTGGCCAGTTAAGAAATGAACTTATTATTCAGACAACTTGATAATGCTAACGATCCTATATGGAGTGTGATCATCTCATTGATCATTCTCCTAATAGGTGTCACTTATTACATATATACAATACTAACCGATGCATTTACGGAAATAGAAAATGGGAAAGATGACCCCGCCGAGCAGGAAGTCTTGCTACAACTTCAGAGTAACAGAGATAGTGAAAGTGTTGGACGGTGACACTTTGGACGTTCTCATAGATCTTGGTTTCGACTTATACAAAAAGGAACGTGTAAGGGTAGCGGGTGTTGATACCCCAGAAAAGAGAACAAGAAATTTAGAGGAGAAAGCACTTGGAAAAGACGCAACTGAATGGCTCAAAACACATCTCGAAAGCACTTTGGCTGGTGATGATGAGTTGTCTGTTAGGACTGAACTTGTTGGCGGTGTCGGCAAATATGGCCGTCTTCTGGGGTGGTTATACGTGGGGGACGAGTCAGTGTCACTCAACGAACAAATGATTGAAGAAGGATATGCTTGGGAATACGACGGAGGCACTAAGCAGAAAAACTTTGAAGAATTGAGAGAAATTAGGAGGGCGCACGGCACGCTAGTTGAGTAATGGATATAATGAAATATGATCAGGTGATGGTCATTGATGATCTCTTCACAGATGAAGAGATCCTTTATATGGATACATACTTCACCCACTTTGACGGATGGCAACTCATCTTTGATGATAGTCCAGACGATAAACTTTCCAATTATTCACTAGGCAGAGCAATCGACTATCCCAACTATGGGGAGTTTGAAAACTTTTGTAGAGACCACGCTTTCAAACGTGCAGGGATACCCATTCCTTCATTTCATAGAGTCGTTTATAATGCTTTCCGTTTTGGTGATTCTCCTTCTATCCACGTCGATGGAGAAGAGTTAGACGCTCTTAGTTTCCTTGTCTATACTAACAAGGCATGGTTGCCTGAATGGGGTGGGGAGACTATCTTTATGATGGGCGACCGAATCACAGATACAGTCATTCCTAAACCCGGAAGGATTGTAGTGTTTCCCGGATTAGTCCCACACGCTGGTAGAGCGCCAACAAAACATTGTCCTGTTTCTGCTAGATATAGTGTAGTCTTCCAATTCTGTCCTGGCCAGGAAGAGGTTGTAGAAGCACACGCAGTAGGGCAGGAGAAAAACAGGAGACCATTCCCGTATGAGCCAAAATGAAATCTATCTAGGTAATCCTAACCTAAAGAGAGCCAACGTAGTACAGAATATCACCGATGATCAGGTAAAAGAGTTTATCAAGTGTGCTGAGGATCCTGTCTACTTTATTAAAACCTACATCCAAATCATCTCACTAGATCGTGGTTTGATTCCATTTGAGTTGTACGACTTTCAAGAGACGATGGTGGAAAGATTTCATGCCAATAGATTTAATATAGCAAAACTACCACGACAGTCAGGTAAGTCAACTGTTGTTACTGCATACTTGTTGTGGTTTATTATCTTTAATGACAATGTTAACGTAGCAATCCTTGCTAACAAGGCAGCGACTGCACGAGAGATGTTACAACGTTTGCAACTATCCTATGAAAATCTCCCAAACTGGCTCCAGCAAGGTGTCGTCAACTGGAACAGAGGTAGTCTGGAATTGGAGAATGGCAGCAAAATCATGGCTGCTTCTACTTCTGCTAGTGCTGTCCGTGGTATGTCGTTTAATATTATATTTCTCGATGAATTCGCGTTCATTCCAACTCATATTGCTGACGAGTTTTTTAGCTCTGTGTATCCTACTATATCCTCAGGTAAGTCAACTAAGGTTATAATCATCTCTACCCCTAAGGGTATGAATATGTTTTATAAACTCTGGCATGATGCAGAGAGGGGCAGGAATGAATATACTACCACAGATGTCCACTGGTCTGAGGTGCCTGGTAGGGATGCTGCATGGAAAGAGCAGACCATCCGTAACACATCCGAGGAGCAGTTTAACCAGGAATTTGAATGTGAGTTCTTGGGTTCGGTCAACACTCTCATTACATCATCCAAATTAAAAACTTTGGTATACGATGATCCTTTGAAGTCCAGTCAAGGACTAGATGTGTATGAAGAGCCTAAACCTGAACATACTTATATATGCACGGTGGACGTTGCTCGTGGTTTAACTAAAGATTACTCAGCATTCTGTGTTATTGATACCACGACGATCCCGTATAAGTTAGTAGCGAAGTATAGAAACAATAAAGTTAAACCACTACTCTTCCCCAACATCATTCATCAGGTAGTCACGAGTTACAATCATGCCTTTACCTTGATTGAAGTTAATGATATTGGTGGACAGGTAGCAGATATTATGCAGTTTGATCTGGAGTATGATAACCTCCTGATGTCATCCATGCGAGGACGTGCTGGGCAGGTTGTTGGTCAGGGATTCTCTGGGTCTAAGGTGCAACTAGGTGTTAAGATGTCTACCACAGTCAAGAAAACTGGGTGTGCAAACATGAAACAGTTGATTGAGGATGACAAACTTATCTTTAATGACTATGATATTATTGCTGAGTTAACTACATTCATCCAGAAGGGGCAGGCATGGGAAGCTGAAGAAGGATGTAATGATGACCTCTCTATGTGTCTGGTCATATTCTCTTGGTTAGCGACCACAGACTACTTCAGAGAGTTGCATGACAATGATGTCAGGACGCGAATGTATCTGGAGCAGAAGGAAGCAATCGAAGCAGACATGGCACCGTTTGGATTTATGGATGATGGTCTTCAAGAAGAAGTAACCGTAGATCCACAAGGACAGACATGGCATAATGCAGAAAGAGAATCTATTGCTGAGTATGGTGACATGTCTTATATGTGGGATTATAGGTGATGGACTTTGAAGACAACTTAGATTTAGAAGAGTTTCTATTTGTAGATCGGCAGTGCCGTAAATGTCTTCGCATCCTGTCACTGGTAGATCATTTCTACAGGACTAGACCTGATAGAGGTAAGAATGCTTCAGCGTATTCGTATACCTGTAAACAGTGTCAGGTAAAACGTAATGCTGCTAATAGGAAAAAGAGGAAAGATAAACCAGACATACCATATGATCCTGTCCCTAGATTCGGACCAGACATTTATCCTGACTGGTGATTTCGTCGTGTTTACCCTCTGAAAAACCATGTTATTCTAAATAGTTTCAGCATCCGACTAGGAATCTAATCAGGAGAATCTAATGGCATCAACACAACTTTCACCAGGGGTTGTTGTACTTGAAAGAGACCTTACCTCCGTAGCCAACGCAACAGTTGATAATGTTGCTGCTATTGTGGGATCCTTTGAAAAAGGACCCGTTGAGGCAATGACCACGGTCACCAGCGAGCGCGAGCTCCTGTCGATCTTTGGGCGTCCTAACAGTTACAACTACGAATACTGGTTTTCTGCAGCACAATTCTTGCTGTATGGCGGCACCGTAAAGGTTGTCCGTGCAATGAATGACTCGCTCAAGAACGCAATCGATACTGCACAGTATATCGTTGCAACCTTTAGCAGCACCGATACTACGCTGACTGTTACATCAGCAACTGATCTCGACGTTAACGATCTGCTTCTCATCGACGCAGAATTGTTGGTTGTCCAAGCAGTTTCTGGTAACGACGTTACTGTGCTTCGCGGTCAACTTGCAACATCCGCTGCATCTCACGCTGCTGCTGCTCCAATCACTTTGATTGAGCCTGCTGGCACATCATCTACTATTAACGAAGGAGCTACCTTCACTGACGCAGACGGCACTCTGACTGTGACCTCTGCATCTACACTTGGTGCTGGCACCAACTCTTACATTAGAGTTGACGACGAGATCATGCAAATCACTGGTGTTTCTGGTGATAATCTCAACGTTACTCGCGGTCTGCTCGGCACTACTGCTGCTGCACACACCGATGGATCTACCGTCTCACTGGATCTGGTTACAGCACAGAAGACTGAGATCAACGAAACCACCGCAACTGGTATTACTGCTCCTCTCGTTAAGAATGACGAAGAGTATGAAACTAACGTTGAAAACGCAGCAAACAACTGGAAGTGGGCAGCAAAATCTTCTGGTCTCCATGGTAACTCCATCCGCGTGGTGGTGACCGACGCTGGTGCTGATCAGGTGTTGTCTTTGGCACAACCTGCTAGCACTGAGTGGCAATTCGTCAACGGTGCAGAAGTTGCATACTCTGCTGCTAACATCTACGGTAAGGTTTACACCTACGATACTATCGTAACTGTTGTTGACGATAATACTCTGGTTGGATCCTTTGAGAAGGACAACTACGTCACTGCTGTTAGTGGTGGTGTTACTGGTCGCGTTGTTGCTTACGATCCTGAGACTCGTCAACTTGAAGTTGCTATCGATTCTTCCTCCGCTGACGTGCTGGAAGTTGGCGACCTTGTTTCCGAGTTGGCAAACAACAGCAATACTCCTGGTAGTGCAACTGGCGATGCTGCTACGGTTGAGTCAATCCGCAGAGAGTTGAGAGTTTCTCTTAACCCTGGATCTCCCAACTTCCAAGCAAACCAGAATGTTGATGACGCAAACGCTGCTACCGTTGGGATTGCAGCAGTTGAGAATGACTACGACACCCGCCTTTATGGGGTGAATCAGAGATGGGCTAACATCGCTCCTCGTCCTACTACATCCGCATGGGTGGAAGATAGAGGTGGTTACAACGACCTGATGCACATCCTGATCCTTGACGGCGACGGTAAACTGACTGGCACACCTGGCGCTCTCCTTGAGAAGCACCTCAACGTGTCTAAGGCAAACGACGCTAAGTCTCCTCAGGGTGATAACATCTTCTACAAGAATATTATTAAACAATTCTCGCAATTCCTGTATTGGGGATCGCATGAAACCAGTAACATCTATGATCGCGACAGTAATACTACGGGTAGTTTCGGTCTTAGTGGTGTTAACAGAGAGTTTGACCTGATTAAGTCTGATCTGTCCCTCAACAACCTGGACGATCCTACTGGTCTCAACCCACTCGCTGTGCCCCTAGTTGGTACAAAGGGTCGCGCAACGTTGCGTTATTCACTGCAAGGTGGTGTTGATGGTTATACCATCTCACGTCCTAACATCTTGGGTGCATATAGTCTCTTCAACGATGCTGAAACGGTCCAACTGGATTACATCCTGATGGGTCCTAGCATGAATAGTTTGAATGATACTATTGCTAAGGCACAACACATCATCGGCATTGCAGATGAGCGTAAGGATTGTATCGCTTTCATCTCACCTTTCAGAGGCGATGTTGTCGGACAAGCTTCTGTGCCTACGATCGTGACACGCACGGTTGAGTACTTCGATCAACTTGGATCTTCCTCTTATACTGTCTTCGATAATAACTACAAGTATATCTACGACAAGTATAATGATGTCTATCGTTACATTCCTTGTAACGGTGACATGGCAGGTCTGGTATTGAGCACCACTCTTAATCAAGAGGCATGGTTCTCACCTGCAGGTTTCAACCGTGGTAACCTGAGAAACAGCATCAAACTTGCTTATTCTCCTTTGAAGGATCACAGAGATCTGCTTTATGCAGCAAGAGTTAACCCTATCGTCGCATTCCCTGGTCAGGGTACGGTCCTCTTCGGAGACAAGACTGCACTGGGTTATCAATCTGCATTCGACAGAATCAACGTCCGCCGTCTCTTCCTCGTTATCGAAGAAGCGATTAGCAGCGCTGCTAAGACTCAACTCTTTGAATTGAATGATGAGTTTACTCGCCAACAATTCAAGAATGTCGTTGAGCCTTTCTTGAGATCTGTCCAATCACGTCGTGGTATTGTTGACTTCCTGGTTGTCTGTGATGGCACCAACAACCCTGCAGAGGCAATCGACCGTGGTGAATTCTACGCTGAGATCTTTGTGAAGCCCACAAGATCCATCAACTTCATCACCTTGACCTTCACGGCAACAAGGACTGGCGCAAGCTTCACAGAGCTCGTCTCCTGATCATCTAACCATCTAAAACCCATTAATAAACATCGGAGTAATTCACCATAATGGCTGACAAATACCCAGGGCAGACAGAAGGCAAGACGGTCAATGCACCTATCCTTGACTTCAGAAACAGAATAGGGGACCTCGCCCGCCCCAACCTTTTCCAAGTGGAAATCGGTTTCCCAGGCATCGTTGATGAAGGCACCCCTGCATCGGGTGCCACACCTGGATCTCAAGAGAAGCGTGAGCAGGAATCTGCTGGTTCTTCCCAAGCAGGATCCTCGGCGTCTTCTGGATCTCTCGCCACCTTCCTTGTGAAGGCAGCAAACATTCCTGCTTCTACAGTGGGTGTGATTGAGGTCCCTTACAGAGGTCGCACACTTAAGATCGCTGGTGACAGAACCTTTGAGCCTTGGACAGTTACTGTCCTTAACGACAAAGGATTTGCACTGCGCTCTAAGTTTGAAGAGTGGTCCACTAAGATCCAAAACCTTCAGCAAAACCTGCAAACACCTAAGACTATCGCTGAATATCAGTCTAGCGCACTTGTGCGTCAGTATGATAGACAGGGTGGTGTCGTTAGATCGTATCAGTTTGTTGGCATCTGGCCTTCAAACATCAGTGCAATCGACCTTGCATGGGATAGCAACGATACTCCTGAAGAGTATACTGTTGAATTCCAGGTTCAGTACTGGACATACGCCAACGATAACAACGCTGGTAATGCGGTTAATGCCGACGTATAAATAATTCATAATGTATAGGGACAGTTGAATGTCACAACTATTTGGTTATTCCCTAGATCGAAAGAAGAGTAAGGGCTCTGCGAAGGGTCCTTCTTTCGTACATAAAGACAATGACGATGCTGCGATGCCCATTGCGGCGGGTGGGCATTTTGGTCAATATGTAGATCTGGGAGACTCGGCAAATAAGTCGAGTGATGTCGATCTTATCGGTCGGTATCGTGCAATGTCATTGCATCCAGAAGCGGATGCAGCAATTAATGACATTGTGAATGAGGCAATCGCTGGAGATCTGGACGATCACCCTGTTGATATTGAGCTTTCTAATCTTAAAGTGTCTGATTCTATGAAGACACGCATCCGCGAGGAGTTTGAGAATGTTCTCAGTCTCCTCGATTTTGATAGAAGGGCATACGACATCTTCCGTAGATGGTATATCGATGGTCGCCTTTTCTATCATAAGATGATTAACCCTGATCATCCTAAGGAAGGGATTACAGAGTTGAGGTATATTGATCCTCGCAAAATCAAAAAAGTTATCGAGTATGATAAACCCAAGGATCGCATTTCTCCTGCAGATCCACAGGCTGTGCTGATTCCTAAGGCAGTTGAGTATTATATTTACGCTCCTAAGGGTCTACGTGGTTACGAAAATAATGGAATCAAGATTGCACCTGATGCAATTTGCTATGCTCACTCAGGAAACCTTGATATGCAGCGCAACACTGTGCTGTCACACCTCCATAAAGCAATTAAAGCACTCAATCAACTGAGAATGATTGAGGACTCGCTGGTTATCTATCGTCTCTCTCGCGCACCTGAGCGTCGTATTTTCTATATCGACGTGGGTAATTTGCCTAAGCAAAAGGCAGAGCAATACCTCAGAGAGGTGATGTCTCGCTATAGAAACAAGTTGGTATATAACGCTGACACTGGTGAGATTCGCGATGACAAGAAATTCATGTCTATGCTGGAAGACTTCTGGCTACCAAGACGTGAAGGTGGACGTGGCACTGAGATCACCACACTACCAGGTGGACAAAACTTAGGTGAGTTAGAGGATGTCAAGTATTTCCAGAAGAAACTCTACAGGTCACTGAATGTACCTGAGTCACGTCTGGAATCTGACTCTTCTTTTAACGTTGGTAGGTCTGCAGAGATCACTCGCGATGAAGTTAAATTCCAAAAATTTGTCGTTAGACTCCGCAAGAAGTTTGGTGATCTGTTTAATGATCTGCTCAAGACTCAACTTATTCTGAAAGGTGTCTTTACACCTGATGAGTGGGATGAAGTTAAAGAGCATATCCAGTATGACTTTATTGCTGACAACTACTTCTCCGAGCTGAAAGAGCAGGAGATTATGAATGCTCGTATGGCACTTCTACAGCAGATGGACCCATTCGTGGGTAAATATTTCTCACTAGAATACATACGTCGTCAGATCCTGAAGCAACCTGATGCTTTGTTTAAGGACATTGATAAGGATATGGAGACTGAGATTGCAGATGGTAAGGTCATTGACCCGAATACCATGCCTCAAATGGAAATCGAGCAGATGCAAATGTCTATGCAACCTGAGCCAGTTGACCCTCAGCAACAAGCTATGGATCAATACGCGCAGCAGGGAATCGATCCTGCGGATCGTAAAAAAGGAGATTTCTAAATAGTATTACTGAATTCTAAATATTATGCCAACACAATCCGCACTTGAGATCGTCAACGCATTGTTTGCAGGTCAAAAAGACCTATCAGACTATGTTGATTCTGCTATGAAAGTTGTAGCGGTTGATCAAATTGACGCCAAGAAGCAAGAGGTCGGATCCTCAATGTTTAAGGATCCCGATACCGAATCTGAAGTCGAAGCATCTGCAGAGACCGAAGTAACTGATACACCACCAGAGGAAACTACAGATGAGACTAATCAGGGAGGAGATTGAATCCGCAAAGGTAACGATTACCGAAGGTAAGAATGGACAAAAACGCCATTTTATCGAAGGTGTCTTCTTGCAGGGTGAAATCAAGAATAGAAATGGTCGTATGTATCGTGCAGAAACACTTCAACGTGAAGTTGCTAAATACAACGAGCAATACATTAGTAAAGGTCGCGCACTAGGTGAATTGGGTCATCCCGATGGTCCTACTATTAACCTTGATCGCGTGTCTCACCTCATCACTTCTCTACAAAGAGAAGGTAACAACTTCGTAGGTAAAGCAAGACTTCTCGATACCCCTATGGGTAACATCGCAAAGAATCTGCTTGACGAGGGTGTAAAACTAGGTGTATCTTCTAGAGGTCTTGGATCTATCAAGGAAGAAGGTGGTGTCAAAGTTGTCGCTGATGACTTTATGCTTGCCACTGCTGCTGATATCGTAGCAGATCCTTCTGCCCCTGACGCTTTTGTCAATGGCATCATGGAAGGAAAGGAGTGGGTTCTTGCTGGTGGCGCAATCCAAGAGCAAAAAATCGAGCAGATTAAACAGAGAATTGATAACGCCCACCGTTCTCAGTTGGATGAGTTGAAACTTTCCGCGTTTCACTCCTTCATCAAAAATCTTTAATCTATAAATAACTATAGCAAATATCGCACGTTTGTAAACCAGGAGACAAAATGTCACAAGAGATTGAAACAACTCTGGATGAATCGAGTGTAACCGCTGGCGCAAAACCTGCCGACCCACAGCCCAAACTGGGCGCTGACGGTAGTAGTCTCGCTGGAGTACAAGATCTCGGTGGTCCAACACCACAGAATAGCAAACCCACAGATGACAGCAATAAGTATAAGACTATTGCTGGTGGAAATGCTTCTTCCCCCACAACAAAACCCTCTGATGCCTCTGGCAGCAAAGCAGAATTCTCTGCTAAGGGTGATGTGAAGGCAGGTCACGAGCCCGAAGGCGATGTGATTGCTGAAGAACCTCAGGAGACTGTGATCGAAGTCGATCTGTCTGCTGATGTTGCAGCTCTTACTGAAGGTGAGGAGTTGACTGAAGAATTCAAAGAAAAAGCAAAGACTATCTTTGAAGCAGCAGTTGTATCTCGCATCAACGAAGAGTTGGAGCGTATGCACGAGGACTACGCTAAAGTCCTTGAAGAAGAAATTGAGTCTGTTAAGTCCGACCTCGCAGAAAAAGTCGATGAGTATCTGACTTATGCGGTTGGTCAATGGATGACTAAGAATGAGCTCGCCATTGAGCAAGGTATCAAAACCGAAATGGCTGAGTCCATGCTTGCAGGTCTCAAACAAGTTTTCGTGGAGAATTATATTGATCTCCCCGAAGAAAAAGTTGATGTCGTCGAAGAAATTCAGACACAACTTGATGTTATGGAAACAAAACTCAACGAGTCTATTGAAGAAAATGTCGAGCTCTCCAAGAGCGTCGGCACCTATATCAAGAATGGGATTGTGACAGAGATCGCTGAGGGATTATCTCTCTCGCAACGCGAGAAGATTGCCTCCCTGGCGGAAGCTGTTGAGTTTGAAAATGAAGAGTCTTTCCGTGCGAAGGTCTCTACCCTCCGTGAGTCGTATTTCTCTACTAAGCCTGAAGTGACTACTGTCACCGAAGATGTCGAAGTCGAGAACGGTCCTGTTGGAGACGCTATGGCATCATATGCCCAAGCGATTTCTCGCTGGAGCAAATAATTTACCCTTTCATTTAACCTAAGAGTCTAAAATGTTTAACGCAGAAGCACTCCAGGAAAAGTGGAACCCCATTCTTGAGCACAATGAGCTCGATCCTATTAAGGATACCTATAGAAAGGCGGTTACCTCAGTCCTCCTGGAAAACCAAGAAAAATTCCTCAAGGAAGAGCGCGGTCTGGTAACAGAAGCAGCTCCTACTAACTCCTTGGGAGGGACAGGTTACTCAGCTGGCAGTACTGCTACTGGTCCTGTTGCAGGTTTCGACCCTGTGCTGATCTCACTGATCAGACGCTCCATGCCTAAGCTTATTGCTTATGACATCTGCGGCGTGCAACCAATGACTGGTCCTACTGGACTGATCTTTGCAATGCGCTCCACAACGGGCACCAACAGAGACATCAACAACAGCGGCGTTGAGACTTTCTTCAACGAAGTTAACACCGAGCATTCATCTGAGAACGATAGTAACGGTCTTGCATCTAATACTCAGACTGGATCTAACCCAGGTCTGCTTGCTGATGGTGCTGGTCAGTATACCGTCGGTGGTCAAGGTATGACTACTGCCCAGTCTGAAGCACTGGGTGATGCTGCTAACAACCACTTCAACGAAATGGGCTTCTCGATTGAGAAGGTCACCGTTACTGCGAAGTCAAGAGCTCTGAAAGCAGAATACAGTCTTGAGCTTGCTCAGGACCTTAAGGCAGTCCATGGTTTGGATGCCGAAAGTGAGCTTGCAAACATTCTCAGCACTGAAGTGCTGGCAGAGATCAACCGTGAGGTTGTCCGTACTGTTTACAAGATCGCTCGTCCTGGTGCTCAAAACAACACTGCAACTGCAGGTGTGTTTGACCTCGACGTTGACTCCAACGGTCGCTGGTCAGTTGAGAAATTCAAAGGTCTTCTCTTCCAAATTGAGAGAGACATGAATGCGATTGGTCACGAGACTCGTCGTGGAAAGGGCAACATCCTCATCTGCTCTGCTGATGTGGCATCTGCTCTGTCTATGGCTGGTGTGCTTGACTACACCCCTGCTCTGTCTGGTAACGCTCAGTTGCTGCCCGACGACAACAGCAGCACCCTTGCTGGTACACTTAACGGTCGTATTAAGGTCTACGTCGATCCTTACTCTGCTAACGTTTCCGATGCTCACTTCTATGTGGCTGGTTACAAAGGCAGCAGTGCTTATGACGCAGGTCTCTTCTACTGCCCTTATGTGCCCCTCCAGATGGTCCGCGCTGTGGGTCCTGATACCTTCCAACCAAAAATTGGATTTAAGACTCGTTACGGAATGGTCGCTAACCCATTCGCTGAAGGTCTTACACAAGGTGAAGGTGCTCTCACCGCTAACGCCAACCGTTACTACAGACGTGTTAAGGTGACGAATCTGATGTGATGTCAGCCCTATTGGGCATATCACTTCCACAGACCCCTCTTTGAGGGGTCTTTTTTTTGTCTAGGTATAAGTTAGTAGGCAATAATATTCGTTGCATAAGGTTAGAATGTCAGCAATTACTAACCTAGATAGTAGTAGAATATGGAGGTTGCCATGAATCCTAGTCTCTCTTGATTATGAGATAAAAGAACATACTAACGTTACAGAGGATACTAAATGCACAGCTTAACATCAAGAAATCAACTCAATGAGTGGAGGCACTTTGAGGAAACTATTGAAGAGGAAAGCTTAAATGATTATTATGAATGTCTAATTGAGTGCGATATCCAGAATCAAACTACATGTAAACGGATCTGTAGGGAGCTCCTTATGTGAGAATCCCCTCACAGTAAACCTTCTCAGAGCACCCCTAGTGGGTGCTTTTTCGTTAAATACTATGGTATACTGTGAGGATACTATGTCGCGGGTTAGAATGCGAAAGGGCGATCTCCTCACTAAGATATACAAGTTGAAGACAGATCTATATAATGGTACGTATGATAAAAAGGAAGGTCAGTGGCACGAAGGTGCGCACCATGCTTTAAACAAAGTACTAGAACATCTACAAGAATATTCAGAATGAAAGATTTAGATTTCATCGATGACTTCCTTGAGCATCGTATCGGTAAGAGAAAATCCGAAAACATTACCGATGCCGATGCTAGAGATTGGGAAGAATTTTGGACTGACGAGAGTGAGGATGGTGGAAATAAAACCTAGTCATTACATAACCAAAGAAGAATGTCAAGAGATGATTGATGATGCAATACGAAAACATAATCATAATGCTACAATTATCTCTGTGTGTATTGGTTGGATTGTTCTCGCACTTTTTGCTGAGGGTCTTCTTAGACTCATTGGAATAATACCACCACTAGTACCATGGTTGGATATACATACTTTGCTATAAATACTAGGACAAGATATCCTATAAGACATGGCAACTTGGAATAAGCAAATTGAAAACAGGAATTTCCTGTCGCCTATTGGATTTAGGTTTACCCTTGCCAAGTATCCTAAGGTTGCATATTTTGCACAGTCTGCAAACATCCCATCGATGACGTTGGGTATTCAGCAACAACCCACACCATTCAGAGCACTACCTCTGGAAGGTTTTATCACGTACGATCCTTTCACGTTATCATTCCTTGTAGATGAGGACATGACTAACTACATGATCATGCATAACTGGATTCGTGCTCTCGGCACACCAGATGATACTCAAGAGAGACTTGCCTTCAGGAATAAGATGACTGCACTCTTTGGCAATGATGACCTGTATGCTGACGCAACACTGTCTGTGCTCAACAGCAACTTCAAAATGAATTTCAACGTCCAGTTTGAGGGACTGATTCCTACTGGGTTGAATGCACTAGAATTTAATGCTACAATAGATGGTACTGAGTATGCTATGGCACAAGTAACATTCCAATACATGCGCTTTGAGATTCAGGATACCGTCAATTACTCGCGTGATAAGCGACTTACTTAATGAATCTAGAAAAAATTGAGGAGATGTGGGCAAAGGATTCTGAGAGATTCTTTGATCACCGGGAGTTGCCTGAGTTACTGGCAAATGACAGTATGGAAACTCCCAGACTCCATGCAAAGTATTTGCAATTTATTAATCAATTCAAACTCATGCTATCAGAAGCAGAGGTAAAGCGCAAGGTATTGTTGCGTGAGAAGTTTGAATACTATTCAGGTAAAGCACCTGCCACAGTCTATAAAGAAAAACCCTTTGCACTTAAGGTGCTCAAGGGTGACCTCCATGTGTACATTGATAGTGACCCAGACCTCACTAAAGCACAGCAAAAAATAGACTATCTTGAAACTTGTATAAATTCTATTGATAGGATACTTAAACAGATCGACAGTCGTGGATTTGCTATCAAGAATACTATCGAAATTGTGAAATATTATGGAATCCGATGATCACTATTGAAAAGAAAAATGAAGTTTTTCTCAAAGTAGAAGGCGAGCAACACATCCATAAAGAATTAAGCGAGCACTTTCAGTTTGAAGTGCCTGGTGCTAAATTCATGCCACAGTATAAGAAGAGAGTATGGGACGGTAAGATTCGATTGTACTCTCCTGGCACAGGGGAGATCTATGTCGGTCTATATGATTACCTAACAGACTATCTTGAAGAGAAAGGATATGAGTATGCTATCAAAGATAGCAAATTCTTTGGTATACCAAATGAGGAAGAAGAGTATGTATCACCAGAATCAGTGGCGTATTTTGTTAGATCTTTGGGACTGCCATTTAAGATTCGCGACTACCAACTCAGAGCACTTTTCACGGCAATTAAGCAGCGTCGCAAGTTACTACTCTCGCCTACAGGATCTGGAAAATCGCTGATCATATATGGTCTGGTCCGATGGCATCTTAAAGCAAAACGAGAGATCCTAATCATTGTGCCTACAGTCTCTCTAGTCTCGCAGTTAACGCAAGACTTCAAAGACTACGGGTGGAAAGCAGATCATTATGTCCATCAAATCATGGGTGGTCAGGAGAGGTATGTAGAAGCACCTGTTGTCATCTCTACATGGCAGAGTATCTACAAGGAACCTAAGAAATTCTTTAAAAGGTTTGATGTAATCATTGGTGATGAAGCACATCTCTACAAGGCAAAGTCACTGTCAGGTATTCTCAATAAGTGTCATGACGCAAAGTATAGAGTCGGGCTGACAGGCACGTTGGATGGGATGTACAGTCATCAACTTGTGCTGGAAGGTTTATTTGGGCGTTGCGACATGGTGACGACCACTGTTGACCTGATGAAGAAGGGTCAGCTGACTCCACTGAAAGTGAAATGTCTTTTGTTGCAGCATGGTCATGTGCCATTCGATTCCTATCAGCAAGAGATGGATTATATAGTATCGCATCCCAAGAGAAATAACCTAATCTGTAACCTAGCAGAAGACATAGGTGGCAATACACTCATCCTATTCAACTACATCGAGAAGCACGGTGACCCTCTGTGGGAGATGCTAAATACTAAGGTGAGCAAAGATCGGAAGATCTTCTTTATTCATGGTGGTGTAGATGCTGTTGAAAGAGAAGAGGCTCGCAAGATATGTGAGCAGGAGAAGGATGCAATTATCCTTGCATCTTACGGCACATTCTCTACAGGCATCAACATTCGCAACCTACATAATGTAATCTTTGCGAGTCCATCTAAATCACGAGTAAGAAACCTCCAGTCCATTGGACGTGTCTTGCGTAAGGGGGATAACAAAGCAGAAGCAGTGTTGTATGACATTGCTGATGACTGCTCCCGAGGTAGTAGGCATAATTATACTCTCCGTCACCTCATCGAAAGATTGAAAATCTATGAGGAAGAGAAATTCGATTATGAGATCACTAAGGTAAATTTACGACAATGATTAACTACATCCGTCACGATAATGAATTCTATGGCATCGTCAAGTTAGTATCTGGTGAAGAGGTAATGGGATCAATGATTGCCACCAATGAAGATAATTGCACAATGGTATATGTGTCAGACCCTTTGGCTCCTTCACTCACTCCTATAGAGAAACCTGATGGTGAGATGGGAATGGTAGTAGGATTTACTAAGTGGATGCTCTGGTCAGCTGAAGAGTTTTATATTATCCAAGAGCCAGATATCATGACCATTGCCCCGATGTCCTCTGAGGCAATCATGATGTATAAAATGTGGTGGAGGAGAGACGGTAAACCAGAAAACGATATAGATCCTGGTGTCCCCATGAATGAAAATATGGGTCTAATCGGCAAAGTCTCAGAGATGAGAAAGAAACTAGAGGAGCAGTGGAAGAATTCTAAGTAGTACTTGTTTCCAACCCTTACATGGTTGAGTATAATGATTATTCTTAGAGTTGTCAAGCTTGACTTCTAGGATACAAACCTTTATAATGATCTGGTGAGCAAAACTAAATATGACTATAATGCCTCCTAAGAAAAAACAACATTACGTTGACAATAAAAAGTTTCTTGTGGAGATCGTTAAGTACCGAGAAGCAGTTGAGATTGCCAAGATACAAGATAAAGAGAAACCTAGGATTACTCATTACCTAGGTGAATGCTTCTTGAAGATTGCTACCCACCTGTCGTATAGACCTAATTTTATTAACTACATGTATAAGGAGGATATGGTCTCCGATGGTGTGGAAAATTGTGTCCAATATATCGATAACTTCGATCCTGCTAAGAGCAAGAATCCGTTTGCATACTTTACACAAATTGTATATTATGCATTCCTAAGACGTATCGCCAAAGAGAAGCGTCAGATGGACATCCGTGACAAACTCATTGAGAAGAATGGTTACGATCAGGTCTTCCACTCAGATGACAATGACAATCACGCTGATATGAATTCCATCAAGAGTCGTATCGAAACTAACATGCGAAACTAATGTTTGATATTCCAATTAAGAAAGGTTATATCTTTGGCACTCCAAAGGAAATCAAACAGACGTGGGATATCTTACAAGACATGTGGAGTTATTGTGATAGAGGTGTATGGTCAGGTGAGACAGGACTAAGTACTGGTCAGCAAGCATTAGATCTACACGCATACCAAGAGTTTGACTGGATTATAAGTCAGATGATTCCTCATGTAATTAATTACTGGGACAAAGACCTGAAATATGCCCCGGCAAGTATCGAACCAGTCTCATCATGGGCAAACCTACATGAAGATGGTGACTACACAAAAGAGCATTCCCATAGTGATGGTATTCGCCAAGCACATGTCGCATCGGCCTTCTATTTGGAAAAGGGTGAGGGTGGTGACGTTGAATTTTGTGACCCTCTGGACTGCATCCGTCGCCTTACCCCCCTTGCCAAACCTGCAGGAGATGCTATAATATCTGAGTCGATGCCATGCACCACAGGTGACTTCCTTTTGTTTCCTGGTTGGGTGAGGCATCGCACACAACCTGCGATCGGAAAGCGGGTAGCAATCTCTATTAATTTCAATGGAAACTTCGACTACAACTAAGATGGCACAAGACGGAAATAAAGAGTTGCATGACACTCAAGAGCGTGACAACCCTTGCACTGATAAAAACGACCGTGGTTATTGGCGTCGTCGCCTTCGTGAACGAGAGAATGGTAAGAGGGATGAAACTACTACTGATATCTGATCAGCACTTTGGTGTTAGGAATGACAATTCTTTTTACACCAAACTGTATCAGAAATTTTATGAAAATGTAGTCCTACCCTACATCGACAAAGAAGGTATTACTCAGGTCTTGTGCCTAGGTGATACCTTTGATCGTCGGAAGTATGTGAATTTTAATTCACTAGAAGCAGCAAGAAAGATGTGGTTTGATCCACTGGCAGAGCGTGGCATCCGTATGTCCATGCTCCTCGGTAATCATGACATCTACTACAAGAATACTCTCAAGGTGAATGCACCTGAGTTGCTTCTGGGTGACTACAACAACATCGAGATCATTACAGAACCTACCTCCAAGAAGTTTGGTAAGACAAACTTCCTTCTTCTCCCATGGATCTGTCCTGAAAATCAGGATCATGCCATGAAAAAGGTGAAAGCATCCAAGGCACGAGTGTGTTTAGGGCACCTTGAGTTGAATGGGTTTGAGGTTATCCCTGGTTTCAAGATGGATCATGGTATTGATCGCTCTCCCTTCGAGAAGTTTGACCTGACATGCTCTGGTCACTTTCATATGAAGAGTAAGCAGGGTCCCATCCAGTATCTGGGTAATCCTTATCAACTGTATTGGAATGACTATGGGTATGATCGTGGGTTTCACGTCCTAAATACAGAGGATTTGTCGATGGAATTCATTACAAATCCATACAACACATTCAATAAAGTCTACTACAAAGATGATATTGACGTTTCTACTTTCCCACAGTTGGAAGGGACATACGTTAAACTAATTGTGGGAGATGATAAGGATCAAGTTAAGTTTGATCGATGTGTAAGGAAACTTCAGCAGGTTGACCTAGCAGACTTAAAGATTGTTGAAGACATGACTGAGGAGTTAGGTGAAATTGATGAAGAGATTGAGGTTGAAGACACTCTTTCTATCCTAGAATCATGCGTCTCGGAGTATAAAAATCACGATGAGATCTTTGGTATCTTAAAATCCCTATATGTGGAAGCGTTGGAGGTCTAATGTTTGTCCTGACTGACAATAAATCAGGTGGAGTCTATGCTGTTAGGGATATTAGAGCCGATGATGCAGTCGAGCGTGTCGTCCAGTTGTTTGTTGACAAGGATGACGCAGTACGCTATTATATATTGTTGAAGGCAGACGAATACCCCCGTGATCTCTCCGTCACAGAGGTAGATGAAGATACTGTCAAAGAAAACTGTCGTCAATACGGGTATCGTTTTACCATTATTGATGCTGATAAATTTGTTATTCCGCCCACACAAGAATGATCGTATTTGAGAAAATTAGGTGGCGGAATTTCTTAAGTACCGGCAACCAGTTTACAGAAATGACTCTCAACGAGTCCAAATCACAGCTTGTTATTGGGTCAAATGGGGCGGGCAAAAGCACTATGCTGGATGCCCTGTGCTTTGTGCTGTTTAATAAACCTTTCCGTAAAATTAGCAAGTCTCAATTGGTCAACAGTGTCAATGAGAAAGAGTGCGTTGTAGAGGTTGAGTTTTCTATTGGTAAAGTAAATTACCATGTCATCAGAGGCATCAAACCCAACGTATTTAAGGTCAATAGAAACGGACAACTCCTTGATCAGACCGCTGCAAACAAAGACTACCAAAAATATCTTGAGCAAAGTATTCTCAAGTTTAACTATAAGTCATTTACTCAGGTTGTTATACTAGGTAGCAGTACATTTGTGCCTTTCATGCAACTTCCTGCTACACATAGGAGAGAGGTAGTCGAAGACCTGCTGGATATCAAAATCTTTTCTAAGATGAATACTATCTTAAAGGATAGAGTTAAGGATAATAAGGATAATTTCACATCATGTAAGCACACGCTGGAGATTTGTGAGACAAAATTAAATCACCAACGTGCATCCATCCACAAACTCACTGAGTTGCAGGAAGGAATGATTCAAAAACTACAAAACAAGTTTACTACTAACGAAGATGGCATTGTCAACCTGAATACACGCAAGAAGGAGAATGATCACTCCATGAGTGTGCTAGCACATAGTGTTAGTAACCAGGCCGACGTGCAGGAGAAGTATGATAGTCTCCGTGACATGCGATCTAAGATCGAGCAGAATAAAAACAAGGCAGAGAAAGATCATAAGTTTTATACCAAGCATGATAAGTGTCCAACATGCAGTCAAACCCTAGAAGAAGAGCACAAACATCGTCAACTTGTGGATGCTGAGTCACGTCGTGACAAGTACAAAGAAGGTTACAAAATGATCGATGAGCAGATCAGTCTTCTCTATGATAAACTACGTGATCTGAAGGGTTATGGTCTGTCAATTATTGAATTCCAGAGCGATAATCTGAGCATTGATAGGCAGATCAAGCGACTGCTTAAGGATAATGAAGACATCATGGCCGAGTGCAACAAAGAGACCCCAGATATTGATGCAGAGAGGGTAAAATTAGACGAATATGAGGTAGAATTTGCTGAAAATGTAGAGTGTTGTGCTGGTGTCAGTAAGGAGTTTGACAACTTGAAAGTTGTTTCTACTCTACTCAGAGACAGTGGTATTAAGAGCAAGGTTATCAGCAAATTTGTGCCTATTTTTAACAGTTTGATCAATAAATATCTACAGTGCATGGACTTCTTTGTCAATTTTACACTGGACGAAGAATTCAATGAAGTCATCAAGTCTCGTTACCGTGATGTATTCTCTTATGCATCGTTTTCAGAGGGTGAAAAGCAGAAAATTGACCTATCTTTGCTGTTTTGCTGGCGTGACATTGCTAAGATGAAAAACTCTGCATCGACCAATCTCCTCATCCTTGACGAGGTATTCGATTCTTCTCTTGATACTGCTGCTACAGACGAATTGATGAAGATTCTGAAGGGTATGGACGACAGGACCAACCTATTTGTGATCAGTCACAAGGGCGACATCCTTCTGGACAAGTTTGATACTGTGGTCACCTTTGACAAGGTGGGTGATTTCTCAACCATGAAGCAGGACAGTCTATAAAGTGGCACCTTCCCCCTTTCGGGGACCGTGTGTCTGTGTATAATAGATGCATACACAAATAAAGCATGACCGTACAAGAAGTAAAAGGCACCCTCGCCAAACTACTCGCCGCTGAAAACCTCACTGTTGAGCACAGAGTAGTCAGCACAGCATCCTTTGACGTGAATAAGCGCGTCTTGATCCTCCCTATCTGGAATGCTAAGGAAATTGTCTCCAACTTGCTGGTAGCGCATGAAGTGGGACACGCTCTCTTCACCCCAGACGGTGACCTTCTAGACGATCTTCCTTGCCCTAAGTCTTATGTTAATGTGACCGAGGATGCTCGCATTGAGAAACTGATGAAACGTAAATTTGCAGGTATTGCCAAGGATTTCTACGGTGGATACAAGCAACTTCACGAAGATGACTTCTTCTCTGTCAAGGACATCAATGCTGACAGTCTCAAACTGATTGACCGCATCAATCTTTACTATAAACTGGGTGCAAATCACTTCCTCCCCTTCTCTGATGAGGAGTTGCCTCTTCGTGATGCAGTTGGTGATGCAGAGACTTTTGAGGATGCTATCGCTGCTGCTGTCGCTATCAAAGAGTTTGAAAAAGTAGAAGTATATCCGCAAAAACTTGATAATCTTCCACAATTAGACAACAATTCTGGTGGTGGTAGCGACGAGCAAGAGGCACAAGATGAGCAACCTTCATCTGAAGGTGATGAGGGTGACGAGCAAGAAGGTGATAAAGAATCCAAGCAAGATCCTGACCTTGATACACCCTCATTCACTCGCAATGGTGGTGAAGAGGCATCGACTGTTGAGTCTCTTGAGGAAGCACTGCAGGACATCGCAAGTCAAAACAGTAGCAACGAGACTAGGTATCTTGAGGTCCCTGATGTTAACCTAAAACACGTCATTATTGACCCTAAAATGGTCAATACTATGTCTGAGGATTACTGGTCTTCATGGACCCAAACTGGATTCCCAGACAGCATACTTGACTTCTCTACTGCAGATCAAAATTACCAGAATTTCAAGAAAGATTGCACCCGTGAGGTGTCATATCTTCAGAAAGAGTTTGAGATGAAGAAATCTGCAGCAGCACATGCTCGCCAATCTATCTCTAAGACTGGTGTGCTTGACACTGCTAAACTCCATCAGTATCTTTACAATGAAGACCTCTTTAGGAAGGTTACAGTCACTCCTGACGGTAAAAATCATGGTCTGATCTTCCTCATGGACTGGTCAGGGTCCATGGCAGAAATTCTCCACGATACTTTCAAGCAACTGCTGTCACTTTGTTTCTTCTGTCGCAAGTCTGGCATCCCATTCAGTGTATATGCCTTCGTAAATGATGCTTCATACGCAGAATTTCGTAACTATGAGGAGGTTGTTGGAAAGGAAGGTGACTTCTATATTGGTAGTCGCTTCCACCTTGTAGAATTCCTTAACGGTGACCTAAACAACAGTGTTTTTGATAGATATGCTAGGAATCTCTTCCGTGTGACTCAGATGTATGAGCAACGCTACGGCAACCTTCATCCCTTCCATTCACGTCCAGTGCCTGATGCTATGCCTAGTCACCTTATGCTCGCTGGCACTCCTCTAAATGAGGCACTCTTGTGTCTTCAGACTCTGATCCCTGCATTTACTGCTAAGTATGGTGTTGAGAAGTGTCACGTTAGTGTCCTGTCTGATGGTGAGAGCAACTGGTCTGGATGCTGGGTCAAGTCTTCATACGACGATAAGATCCATCGCTCTGGAATGCCATACAACGCCGCTATCCGTTGCCGTAAGACTGGTCGTACTTATACGGCACCTCAGTGGGGTAATTACATGACTGAAACCATCTTGCGTTACATGAAAGGTCGTTTCCCACAGTGTAACTTCACAGGTTTCCGTCTTGGTAATGCCCGTGACATTGGTTACATCATCCAAAACTTCAACTCTCTTACTCAAAAGGAGAGAAAGACTGCTGCTGATGTATTCAAGAAGTTTAAGTCAATCTCTGCTCCAATCATGGGTTATCAAGAATTGTTTCTAATTCAAAGTAACAAGTTGAATGAGGAGGTAGAGTTTGATGTAGAGGAGGATGCATCCAAGGCACAGATTACTCGTGCCTTCAAGAAGACCCTTAAGGCAAAGTCCAACAACAAAAAGATCCTCTCGTCCTTTATCAATCAAATTGCATGAATGTATTTGCAGTAGATGATGATCCTGTCCTGGCAGCATGTTGTCTGCCAGACAAACACATCGTTAAGATGCCACTAGAGTGTTGCCAAATGCTCGCTGTTGTATTCAGTAAGTGGTATCTCAATGAGGGTCCTGTCCTGAAGAAGGATGGGACTCCTTATGCTACAGAGAAGGGTGCATTTCGTAATCACCCTTGCACTAAGTGGGTAGCAGAGTCTGACCACAATATCCAGTGGTTACTGCAGCATGGTATTTCTCTGTGTGAAGAGTATACATATAGATACGGTAAAAGACACTCCTGTCAATCAACACTTGTAGTTGCTGGTCTGACGTATCAGTATGGTTGTCCTGACCAGCACACGCCATTCGCTCGTGCTATGCCAGACGAGTTTAAGTATGATGATAGTATCTCTACTATCGAAGCATATAGACGGTATGTGGCAAGCAAACCATGGGTGGCATCCAACTACCTGCGTGTGCCAGATAGGAAACCGTCATGGGTAGACTACCATTCCCCCCTCACCCGTGTATAATAACTGTATACACAACAAAGAAACACATGCCATTCGCAGCACACCCAGTGACCACTGATCATATCGTTAACTACCTCATATCAAAGCATGGCGAGCAAGTTGGGACCACAGAATTACTTGGTGCTGCTGAGCATTTCTCTTGCTCCTTCGCTACTGTCAAGAAGCGCCTCAAGGACCACAAGTCTGGTATCGGCAAGTGGAATCTCTCTGTGCAAGAAGTCAAGCAACAACTTGAGACTGTCGTGAAGCATAGTGAGTCACTCATTCCCCTTAAGGATGCTAACTATGTGCCCTTTGGTAATGCCACTGACCTCAAGAAGATCATCAAGTCTAAGATCTTCTACCCTACATTCATCACTGGTCTCTCTGGTAACGGTAAGACCCTTGGTGTGGAGCAATCCTGCGCTCAACTCGGACGTGAGTTGATCCGCGTAAACATTACTGTTGAGACTGATGAAGATGACCTCATCGGTGGTTTCCGTCTCGTCAACGGTGAGACTGTGTGGCACAACGGTCCCGTGATCGAAGCACTTGAGCGTGGTGCTATCCTGCTGCTTGACGAGATCGACCTTGCATCTAACAAGATCCTCTGTCTGCAGTCTATCCTTGAAGGTAAGGGTGTCTTCCTGAAGAAGATCGGTCGTCAGGTGTCTCCTGCTGCTGGTTTCAACGTCTTTGCTACTGCTAATACTAAGGGTAAAGGCAGCGAAGATGGTCGTTTCATCGGCACCAACGTGCTCAACGAAGCATTCCTTGAGCGTTTCCCTGTGACCTTTGAGCAAGAGTATCCTGCTCCTTCTATTGAGACTAAGATGCTCAACAACTATTGTGCTGAGTTGCAGTGCTGTGACGATGACTACATCAAGAATCTGGTTGCATGGGCAGACATCATCCGTAAGACTTTTAAGGATGGTGGTGTCGATGAGGTGGTCTCCACCCGTCGCCTTGTCCACATCATCCGTGCTTACAGCATCTTCTCTGACCGTGTGAAGGCAATCAAGGTCTGCCTCAACCGTTTCGATGATGAGACTAAGCAGTCATTCATCGAATTGTATGATAAGATTGATGCTGACGTTGACGTGTCGGTTGACAATCCTCTCAGTCTCTGATATCCTTTATAGATAATCTCTGTTTATTATGGCAAACAAGTATAACGAAGATGAGATTATCAAGGAGTTGAAAGACTACATCTGCGCTACCTACCAGCAGCACTATTCCAGTGGTAACGGTGAAGGTATCCAGACCCTTGATCTCATCAATGCTTGTGGTGACGCTGAGGCATTCTGTAGGAGCAACATCCTGAAGTATGCCTCTCGCTATGACAAGAAAGGCACCGCTAGACGTGATCTCATGAAGGTGCTACACTATGCTGTGTTACTGATTCACTTCAGTGACCAGTCGGCAACACTCGAAACTTACCCCCAGTAATTATGCAACCTGAAGCAAGACAAACAGTTAAACTGAGCAAGCAAACCATTGAGGTGCTTCGCAACTTCAGTGCTATTAATAAGTCTATTCTTATTGATCCTGGTAAGTTTATAGAAACGATGTCAGTCAATAAGAATATCATCGCTGCAAGCGATATCCGTGAGGGAATCCCTGAGCAGATGGCAATTTATGATCTGCCTCTCTTCCTCGGTGCTCTGTCACTCTTCAAGACCCCCATTCTCTTCTTCCCTGATAACAAGAAGGTTGTGATCTACGACGAGGACACCAAGGGCAAGACCACCTTCTACTACAGTGACCCCGAGATCATCGGTAGGGTCCCTGAGTTTAACCCTGATCTCCCTGACCCGGAATTGTTCTTTGACCTGCCACAGCAGGATCTGGATCAACTCATGCAGGCATCTAAGGTCTATGGTGTGGAAGATCTCTGCATCTATGGGTTTGAAGGTGAGTATAGTATCTGTGTGAAAGACAAGAAGAATGACACGTCTAATGTCTTCTCCCTGCCACTGAAGAAACCAACCTTTAATGACCCGCAGAATATGACAGTTGAGCGTATGACATTCTGTTATTGTTTCAAGGTTGAGAATCTGAAAATGATGACTGGTAGTTATCATGTAACGCTCTCACGACGTAACATCGCTAACTTCTCTAGTCTCTCCAACTCCTCCCTCAACTATTTTATTGCTCTTGAGCCCTGATTATGAATGATAAATTGTTTCTCTGGGTAGAAAAGTATCGTCCTCAGACTATTGAGGAGTGCATTCTACCAGGAAGCACTAAGGAAATCTTTCAAGGTTTCCTGGATCAAGGTGAGATCCCTAATCTCTTACTCTCAGGGTCTGCTGGTGTTGGTAAAACTACTATCGCCAAGGCACTGTGTAAGGAGTTAGGTGCCGATTGTCTGGTTATCAACGGATCTGACGAAGGTCGTTTCCTCGATACCGTACGTAACCAGGCAAAGGTGTATGCCTCTACAGTCTCTTTGACCTCCACTGCTAAGCATAAGGTCATCATTATTGATGAGGCAGATAACACCACACCTGATGTGCAGATGCTTCTCCGTGCTTGCATTGAGGAGTTTCAAAAGAATTGTAGATTTATCTTTACTTGTAATTACAAGAATAAGATTATCTCTCCTCTACACTCACGGTGCTCTGTTATTGACTTTGCACTTAAGGGTAAGGATAAGCAAGCACTAGCAGGGGCATTCTTCAACCGTGTTAAAACTATCCTAGATAGTGAAGGCGTCAACTATGAGCCAAAGGTTGTCGCTGAGGTGGTCCAGAAACATTTCCCTGACTTCCGTCGCACACTCAATGAGTTGCAACGGTATTCTTCTTCGGGGAAGATTGATACAGGTATCCTTGGTGTCTCCAATGACATCAACATTACCAACCTCGTAGGATATATTCGTAACAAAGAGTTTACCAACATGAAGAAGTGGGTGACTCAGAATATGGACAACGAGCCTATTTCTATTATGAGAAAGATCTACGACAACCTCTACAACCATGTCCAACCAAAGTCAATTCCTGAAGCAGTGCTGGTCATCTCTGAGTATCAGTATAAGTCTGCTTTCGTTGTTGACCAAGAGATCAACATGGTGGCATTCCTAACCGAATTAATGATGAGATGTGAATTCAAATGAATGTAAAACTATTCCGTATGCGGTCTGGCGAAGATGTCGTTGCAGACCTGATCGAAGACACTGAAGATAGTGTCACTTTCTGTAACCCTATTGTCGCTATCCCTAGTGGAGAAGGTAGACTGGGGTTTGCTCCTTGGGCACCACTTCTGAATGGACGTGACGCACCTGTGACTGTCCCCAAAGACTACATTGTCTTTGGTCCTCTTGACACTCAAGAGGCAGTGGTCAAACAGTTTGAGCAAATGTTTAGTATCATTGAAACTCCTAGTAATAAAAGACTGGTGTTATGACCAATCAGAAGAAGAGAGCACAGGTTAAATCTAGATTTTATTATATCTTCTGGGGAGTTGCTACTATCTCAGTACTCGCAGGTCAACTCTATGTTGGCAGCGGATACCGAATGTTGCATTACTCTATGGAAGATCTAATAAATAAGGTTAACGCTGTAATGCTACAAGTCAAACCCAATTCATACGAGGGTTACATGTGAGACAAAATTACCAACCACTAAACTTCTTTCCCGTCCAGTGTTATAGTTTTAGTTGTGATAAATCTCTTCTGGACACTACTCTAGGTATTGTAAAAGGTCTAGAGTATCGATCGTTTAACGAACCTACAGGTGTCCTTACTTCTTCTGACGTTCAGCAGAAGGAAAGTTTCGCTCCACTCATGTCATGGTTTCAAGAGTGTATTGACACAATGCACGTTGATACGGGTCTTAACTGTGATAGGTTGGTAGTTAATAAGTCATGGGTAAACAAGTCTGCAGCAGGGTCTGGTCACCACCACGACGCTCACAGGCATCCTATGTCATACTACAGTGGTATCCTTTACCTCACACCTGGTGCTCCTACGATATTCATTGACCCTCTCTTCCAGAGGGAGTGGGGATCCTTTTACTTGGATGGTAGAGTCAACACTGAGTTGGCATATCATGGTGGTGCTGGTGGTCTGCTACTATTTCCTAGTTGGATTATACATGCAACTGCTCCCAATACAGAAGATGTTGATAGATACACTATGGCATTTAATACATTCCCCTCAGGTGACATCAATCTAGGTGGGCATGGTTTACCCATGGCCAGAGTTAAGACTGAAGGATGGAAGGATCTTGGTCCATTGAATTTAGATGAATATGCAAGGGACTGAATTACATTTGTTTCCTGTTGTATGCAGGACATATCAACAACCTGATAAGACTCTCAATCAACGTGTGATTGACTCGCTGGATGGGTATCCTTCTCAGCAGTCTAACTTTCCTGAAGGTGTCATCACTTCACGTCCTGATCTCCATAAGGTAGAAGAGGGTCCTATCACAGAGTTGAGGCAATTTTTCTGGGACTGTCTAGCAGAGTATAGGTATGCCTACAAACTCTACTGTGATGCCCTAGAGATCTCCTCTATGTGGTTTAACTATGCACCTGCTGGGAGTGGGTTTGGACACCCTTTACACAGGCATCCAATGTCTTATATAAGTGCTGTCTACTACCTCACTCCTGGTGCTCCTACCTTCTTTGACGATCCTGTTACACCTCGCACATATGACACACTAGATGTCTTCCAATATGATAAGATGGAGAGTGAATGGGGCATCAATGAAAAGGTTGATGCCGAGGAGAATAAACTGCTCATCTTTCCCTCCTGGTTGCGACACTACTCAGGTCGTCAACTAGATGATTATGACCGTTGGACTATCGCACTCAACGTATTCCCATGTGGTAAGGTGAATGTTGGTCCATTTGAAATGCCACAACTACACGTCTCTATACAATGAAGTATTATAAAACACCCCTCAGATATCCTGGTGGTAAATCAAGGGTAGCAAAGATGTTGCTTGAGAAATTCCCAAGTGAGATCAAAGAATTCCGTGAGCCCTTCGTGGGTGGTGGGAGTGTGGCACTGCTATTCTCCCAGAAGTATCCTGACATTCCTGTATGGATTAATGATAAGTATGAATACCTCTACAGTTTTTGGAAGATGCTCCAAGAGCGTGGCGATGAGTTATCGGATACTCTCTATAATATCAAAGTCGAAAACAGTACAGAAGAAAAAGCGAAGGAGTTATTCATATCTGCTAAAACAGAGATATCCAACGCAGATCAATTTCGCCAAGCTGTGCTCTTTTGGATTCTTAATAAGTGTAGTTATAGCGGGTTGACTGAAAACTCTTCCTTCTCTAAGACTGCATCTAATCAAAACTTCACCACCCGTGGTGCTCATCACCTGAAGAATATCTCTGAGATTATTCAGCACTGGCACATTAGCAACCACGACTATGAGTTTGTAATGAATCGGGAGATGGTGAATAGTAAAGATGTATTCATTTTCCTAGATCCTCCCTACAAGATCAACACATATCTCTACGGCACTAACGCAGAGATGCATAAGAATTTTAATCACATTAAGTTTGTAGAAGACTGTAAGGTATGTCCTCACAACTGGTTGGTTACATACAACGTTGATGATGAGTTGAAAGAAGCATACAAGGACTTCAATCAAGAAGAGTTTCGTATCACCTATGGTATGAAGCACAGAGTAGATAATAAACTCAAGACCGAATTGTTAGTTACTAACTTCACCGAATCCACTCCTCTGGCATCTCTTTATGAAACAGTATGACATTCCTCTCAAAGATTATCTCAACAGTATCAATCTAAAGCAAGGGGATCTCTCAGAGGATCCTGTTGCCATGAAAAAGTATCCAGCATTTGTTATCAACAAGTGTATGATGCATCACGTTGATACGTTGATGCACGCTAATGAGATGAATGCATGTCAAAATTTAGACAGCGACTTACAATATTCCTATTACCTATATAGTGTTAGGAAATCCAAGAGATTCTCCCCATGGGACAAGAAGATAAAGGACGGTGATCTTGACCTAGTTAAACGATACTATGGTTATAACACTGAGAAAGCACAAGCGGCGTTAAAGATTCTAACCCAGGACCAATTACAAATTATTGCATCTAAATTGAATACTGGAGGTAAGAAATGAGCGATGAGATCCAATGGTCTCAAGACATGATGTTGGAAGTGACGCTTAAAGAACCCGACGATTTTCTCAAGGTAAGAGAAACCCTCACCCGTATTGGTGTTGCGTCTAGGAAAGAGCGCAAATTGTATCAGTCTTGTCACATTCTCCACAAACGTGGTAAGTATTACGTCGTACACTTTAAAGAGTTGTTTGCGTTGGATGGTAAACCAACAAACATCACTACGAATGATATCGAGCGTAGAAATCGCATTGCAAAACTGTTGTCGGACTGGGGTCTGATTGACATTGCTCGCGAGGAAGAGGGATTAAACCTTGCTCCCCTTAACCAAATTAAAGTTTTGTCCTTTAAGGATAAAGGTGAATGGACTTTAGAGTCTAAATATAATATTGGAAAGAAAAAACAACCCACAGAGGTATAACTCAACATGGCAGATACATTTGACTCTGCTGATGGTGAGAAGGATAATAATGAAGATAAGAGTGAAGTACTTGGTAATTTGGTGAAAGTTACGGTCCTTATTTGGTCCGCATCCCTACTCACATTTAGCTACGTCCGACTTCCTAACGGACAAAAAATCTTAGATTTCGATCCTACCTTCATAGCTTCGGTCTTCAGCGGATCGCTCGCTGCCTTTGGCCTTAGTCCAGCGAAGAGTGGTGGTAGTGCTCCAAAGAAAGCCCCGTCAATCGGTAAACACGAGGAAAACAACAATGCAAAAGTTAATTAATGCTATGGCAGTCCTTTCGTTTCTTGGGACTGCATCCATCGTTGGTGGTGGCACCTATTTGTATGTACAGAAAGATGCAATTGCCGCACAACTAATGGGCAAGGTTGCTGCAGCAGCAACAGAAGCAATCGCTTCTGGTCTACCTAGTCTTGTAGAAGGATCCATGCCAGAGTTGCCTAAGGCAACTGGAGGTGCATCTATACCAGCTGGTAGACTACCAGGTCTGCCATGAATAATAAACTAAAGATAGCAGCAGGTGCGGTTGGCGGTCTATTCGCTGTCGCACATATAGGTTTACTTGGTTATGTAATCCATAGGCCGGAGCAACCTAAGGTAACTCAGGTCCCTACCATTAATATTCCACGAGGCACTCCATACTCTTCATATAAAATTGAGGCAGGTAAGGATGGATACACTATTGAATACAAGGCAAATGATCCTGCTATTCTTGAGTCACAAAGATCATTAGATTTAGACAAATCTAGTAGTGGTTTCTTTGGTGGTAACAGAAATGAAGTTAGATCAGAGCATCGTAGTGATCAATTCACTATGGAAGGCACCCGAAATATGGGAGGTGAAATAGGTGAATCGGGAAAGATCGGGGGTGTAAGCGCCGAGTGCATAGCGGCGGACGCTGGCGCACGGTCTCAAGGTGCAATGGCAGGCACAGCAATTAGTGCTGGCATCATCGTCCCTGCTGTTTCTAGCATCCCCTATGTTGGATGGTTAGCAGGTGGTTGGGCACTGCTTCTAGGACAGAAAGCAGGGTCTGAGCTAGGGTCTCAAGTTGGGACAGTATTTAATGATTGTTAATGGAAATCAGGGATATCCAATTAAATGATATAAACATCGGGAATCTTCGTATTCCCGAAGTTCGTGATTGGATTGTAAATCCTCCAACGGCAATCCCACCTAGCGTCCCTATCACGGAGCAGGTAGGTGTACCTATTGTAGATGTGCCTGGATGTGTAGAGGCACACGAATCAAATAATAATTCTAATACTGTCGGTGTAGATGATGAGAATGGAGTGGTAACATACTGCGATGCTGGTATGCCAAACTTCAATCCTCTTGACTACGATACTAATAAGATGGACTTTGAGTATGACACTCCAGTCCCACCTATATCTCCTAAAGAGCAACCAGATCATGACACACCAGAGATCCCTAAGGACACGAGTGTAAGCACCGCTAAGGTGGACTGTCCTACACAAGCGCAAGCATTAAAAGAACCAGTTGGACACATCAAGGGTGACAAGAAGGTCACTGGGTATCAACTGGTTGGTAAGGAATGTATTCAGGTAACAGATAAACTATCCATTCCTGATCAGGTTGTAGGTAATCTCCCTAGTGCTGGTGCTGTTACGGCGACTGCATCGATTGCTGTCGTTGCAACGACTGCTGCACTGCTTTCAAAACCGCTTGCTGATCTAATTTTGAAAGCGGTGAAGCCGACTGTGAAGAAGGTAATGAAGAAGATTGCTGCGATTCGTGGGAAGACTCCTCCGGTTGAGTCATCAAAGGAGCGCCAAGGTCAGCAGCGTCAGAGGAATAAGGCAATTCGGATTTTGAAGGGGCGGGAATAGTGTGAGTGTGATTCTTTAATATATTTACATTAGCAACCTGCACATCTGCACAGATAGAAGCATACTTTGTACCAGGTGCAAAGCGAATACCTTCCTTCAATAAATTTCCACAATTTTTTAGTCTAGCGATCTCAAAGTCGAGACGCTTATTAGCAGTTAGTTGCTGCATCATTTGGATGTTAGCAGCAGCTGCTTGTTTACATTGGTCCTGTAGTGTCTTATCTAATGGTTTAGACCATGTAGCAGAGAACCCCACACCAACACTATAGTTATCTTTCTGTCCAGTCCTAGTAGGGACATGGTAGAGAATGTCACCAGGATTGTCTAATACACCATCTTCATTTATGTCTCGCATGTCATACACAGGATCCTGATAGTATGGCTCATATGGTTTAGATGTTGATGCTGTGCCTGTCACATAGGGTGTGAAGTTTAACGTTGGTCCTTGACATTGGATACCGTTACCGTAGGTGTTGGTAATGTATGGTCCTTGTAAAACTTGGATAGCTTGGTTTGTGACAGAGCCAGAACTATTAGCAATAGGGCTAGCAGTAGCGGATACACCGCCAATAGTTTCAGCAAAAACCTGACAGGGGGTAGATATTGTCGCTGCAAGTGCTATTACTGAGTAAAAATACTTGTTGTATCGCTGACGCTTGTAACGTCTGTCACTCTTTGAATGATGGTCTGCTGAGTCAATCCTGGTCCGCTTAGTGTTTCTGTGAACTGAAACGCTGCGCCAGGTATTGTCTGAGTAAAGGCCGGTTTGTTTGTCGGCGTTGTCCATGAAGAAGTCACTCCATCAATAGTTACATTGTTTGATCCTGTACCAGGATTTAGGTTACCTGAAGCGGTAACTCCTGATCCAGTAACGGAATATTGATATCCCGTGTTGTAGTCCATACTGTTTATGGTCTCAGTTACCTTACTGGTTGTTTCTGTGTGGCTGGTCATTGATCCCTGAGTGAAATTTGGGACTACGGGGACTGCCTTTGCAACAGCCCCATGTAAAGCACCAAGAATTAATCCGAGACCGATTGCTTCTTGTAATCTAGTCATATTTATTCTCAGTCAATGACAGTGATTTCAGACACAAATTGTCCCGTCGCAGATGTGCCAGCCCCACCAGCCGTCACCGTAAGGGCACCACTGGTCAAGACAGTACCTGCAAGGGTGTCTTTGGCACCAGCAGTATATGAAGTCTGACTGGAGAAGTTACCCACCGTGCCTACAGTTGGTGCGCTTGTTGAAATGGCATCACCTTGAGTAAATGACTGAGCATAGCTGAATGAATTGCCTGCTGTGTGTTGGGTCGCTGCAATATTGCCAGGAGATACGATCCCACTGGTGATTGTCCCAGTAGATATAGTGTTAGCAGTAGTGCCATCTGTGGTGTTTATCCCACTACCCGAGATAGCGTAACTGTTACCTACTCTGGAAACGGTAGACATTGCTGCATCAACATTCAATTGCACACTAGATGCATGTTTAGTAACAAGACCACCTGCATGGGCGGCATTTGTTGTCATCAATAACATAACGATAGGAAGCAGAGATTTTCTCATTTCCATCGAAATAAAGATCTAATTTATTTAGACAAGTAAGTATGTTTACGGTAAACCGTTTGGTCGAATTAGATAAATAACTGTGATTGCCTTCGGGGATCACACAATACAAACTCGCTTTATAAGGAGCTATGGACATTACTAAGTTTACGTCGAAAGACATTGACGCTATTTTTGATGCGTCTCAAAGATTTTCAGTAGGTTTTGACGACCTATTTCATCGCTTGCATTCCTACGGAGTAGGATCACCAGGCGGTCATTATCCTCCATACAATATCGTCAAGGAATCAAACGTTAAGTGGAGGATAGAAGTGGCACTAGCTGGATGGTCACCAGAAGACATTGAGGTAAATACTGAGAGCAATGTCCTGATCGTCAAGTCAAAGTCGGCGAAGGCACACGAGGAGGAGTATGCCCACAGAGGTGTGGCATCTCGGTCTTTCGCACGAGGTTTCAATCTGTCTGACGATTTGGAAGTTGGCACAGTCAGATTCACAAATGGTATGCTTATGGTAGAATTGCAGAAGATTATTCCTGACCACCAGAAACTGAAGGTTTATGAAATCCAAGATACTACAGTACCTCAAGGTGGCAGTGACGCACCCAGTGACCCACATTAACATTCTGGTTATGGGCACTATGATTTTTATTGGAGTGATCCACAACAATGCACATTTTTACATGACTCAGGATGCAGATACTTACGTCAGACAATGGTGTAAGTCTTCAGATCAAAACAAAGAGATTTGCAAAAGATACAGCCGTTAGTGGCATATATAATGTGCAACTGAAGAGACCACCCTTGTGGGGTCTCTTTTTGTTTGGAGTTGATTTTAATGAATATGTATGTTAACCTGTGTCCAGCATACACAGAGAAGAGTGAAACCCTTACTCTTGACGTGCCACCTGATCTGATGGACTCGCTTATGCAGTATGTCCATGTCCTTTCGGAAGAGAAAAACATCTCAGCACACCGTGCCTTTCAAGACATGGTGCAAGGCACTTACGAACAACTAATGGAAAAAGATTATGAGCGTAAAAATCGCAAGAATGCAAAGCGGCGAGGACGTAATCGCTGACATTAGAGAAGTCAGAGCGTCCGAAGACCACACTCTGCCTCTCGCATATCAGTTTAATCAACCCTATTCAGTGGTGATTGAGCAACCTGCAGACAAGATGTTTGATTTTCAGGGGGAGGAGACTGTCCCTGACGAGATGGACCTCGCTGATGTGCAGATCAAATTGTTTCCATGGTCTCCACTGACTGTAGGTAGCAACATCGTATCTGTAGTGTCAGTTGTGAGTCTTGGTGACCCTCACGAAAACGTGGTTGAGAGTTACAAGGCTATACTTAAGTCGCACAAACCTGCTGGTATGAGCGTATACTTTGATGAGCAAGATGCCACTGCAAGAGACCTATGATTAAAGTTTTAATTCTAAAAAACAATCCAGACACTTACCTCATTGGTAAACTTACTGAGCTGGACGAAGAACCTAGTCTCCTGTTGGAAGACTCGCATGTGATTCAGGTGGATGGCACTGTGCAAGTGTATCCTCTCCACACCGACCAACGATTTATCTTCTTGACATCCACCGATATTATGTCTATACTGGATCCTGCACCCGTAGTGCTGGCAGCATACCAGAAAGCAGTTAATGAGTGATTTTTACACCAGTGTCTGTCTACTGGGCGATGACGTTCTCATCCGAGGTTACGAGCAGGGATCCCCTGTGCAGTATCGGGAGAAGTCTCGCCCTACTCTTTTTCTAGTGCCTCAGGCACAGCAGAAGACGAGTAAGTTTAAGACACTAGATGGTCGTTATGCTTTCCCTAAACAGTTTGATGGTGCCCGTGAAGCACGGGGGTTTATCAAACAGTATGAGGGCGCATCGGGTCTGGAAGTCCATGGATATGAGCGGTTTGTTTACCAACACATCGCTCAAAAATGGAAAGGTGAGATTGATTATGACATGTCCCAGATGAAAATCTGGACCATTGATATTGAGGTTGCCTGTGAGAATGGATTCCCAGACGTGCTAGCATCTGCTGAGGAGATGCTGTGCATTACGATGAAGAACTTCAATACCAAAGAGACAATCACTTGGGGCACCCGAGAGTTTGTAACTCCTAAGGATATTGAATACCGTGTCTTCTGGACAGAGAAGGAGATGCTACAGGACTTTCACTCATGGTGGAATCAGAATACCCCTGATATCATTACTGGATGGAATAACAACCTGTATGACATTCCTTATATCTGTCGTCGTATCGAGCGGGTGCTAGGTGAGAAGTGGAAGAAGTCTTTGTCCCCTTGGAATAGGGTGATTGACAGAGAGATTAAGATGATGGGACGCACCAATATAGCGTATGAAATAACTGGTGTAGCGATCCTTGATTATCTCGATCTCTATAAGAAATTCACTTATACTAACCAGGAATCCTATCGCCTAGACCATATCGCTATGGTCGAGTTGGGTGATAAGAAGTTGGACCACTCTGAGTTTGAAAACTTCAAGGATTTCTATACGTCTGACTGGCAACGCTTCGTGGAATACAACATCCATGACGTTAATCTCGTTGACAGTCTGGAAGATAAGATGAAGTTAATCGAGTTGGCAGTTACTATGGCGTATGACGCTAAGGTAAACCTTGAGGATGTATATTCTCAGGTCCGCATGTGGGACACTTTGATCTACAATGATCTTAAGGGTCGTAACATTGTGGTGCCACCTCGCCTAACTACTAAGAAGGACGACAAGTATGCGGGGGCATATGTCAAAGAACCGATTCCTGGAAGCTATGATTGGGTTGTGTCTTTTGACCTTAACTCTCTCTACCCTCATCTTATCATGCAGTACAACATCTCACCCGAGACACTTTTGGACGAAAGACACCCAACGGTTACTGTTGATCGAATACTTAATCAAGAAGTAGTCTTCGATGGAGACGGTTGTGTATGTGCTAACGGTGCTCAGTATCGTAAGGACATACTAGGTTTCCTTCCTCAAATGATGCAGAAGATTTATGATGAGCGAACGATTTATAAGAAGGCCATGCTTAAAGCGAAGGGGGATAATGAAATTCACCCAAGTGCCAAACTACAAAGAGATATTAGTAAATTCAATAACATCCAAATGGCTCGAAAGATCCAACTCAATTCGGCTTATGGTGCCATTGGAAATCAATACTTTAGATATTACAACTTGGCTAATGCTGAGGCGATTACTCTATCGGGACAGGTAAGCATCCGATGGATTCAAAACAAAATGAATGCTTACCTTAATAAAATTTTGAGGACGACTAATGTTGACTACGTTATTGCTGCTGATACTGATTCCATCTATCTCAATCTGGGTCCTTTTGTTGACAAGGTATTCAAGGGCAGAGAGAAGAGCGATGATAGTATTGTTAGGTTCCTTAACAAGGTGTGTGAAGTGGAATTTGAGAAGTATATTGGAAATTCTTATGAAGCGTTGGCAACCTATGTAAATGCATATGACCAGAAGATGTTTATGAAGCGAGAGAATATCGCTAACCGTGGCATCTGGACAGCAAAGAAACGATACATCCTCAATGTATTTGATAGTGAGGGTGTCCGTTACAAGACTCCTAAACTAAAGATCAACGGCATTGAGGCAGTCAAATCTTCCACACCAGCACCATGTAGGACCGCCATTAAGGACGCTCTAAAGGTAATTATGAATGGGACAGAGGAAGAATTGCAAAAGTTTATTGCAGACTTCCGTCAGAAGTTTGAAGCGATGCCTGTAGAAGAGATCGCATTCCCCCGTGGATGTAACAACGTGGCAAAGAATTCGTCACCTGCTACCATCTATGGCAAGGGATGTCCCATGCATGTGCGAGGAGCACTGCTGTATAACTTCTATATTAAGAAGAGAAAACTCTCACACAAATATCCCATCATTCAAGAGGGTGAGAAGATTAAATATGTGATGCTGAGGACACCAAACAAGATCAACGAGAATGTGATCTCATTCTTCCAGACTCTTCCAACCGAGTTTGGACTTGACAAAAGCATAGACTATGACTTACAATTTAAGAAGTCGTTTCTTGACCCTTTGACTGTAATCCTAGACACCATTGGTTGGAAACCCGAAAAAATAAACACCCTGGAGGCATTGTGGTCGTGAATTTTCTTTCCGATATCGTAAAGGAGATCGATAATGAATACGCTGGTCTGGTTTCAGACGGAGTTGCAGCAGGTGATACCACCTCCTATATCGATACTGGCAGTTATATTTTCAATGGACTGGTATCTGGATCGATCTATGGTGGAATCCCATCTAATAAAATTACTGCTCTAGCAGGTGAGTCTTCAACTGGTAAGACTTTCTACTGTCTTGGAATTGTTAAGCATTTTCTTGACATGGATCCTGATGCAGGTGTAATCTATTTTGAATCTGAGTCTGCCATCAGTAAAAGCATGATCGAATCTCGTAAGATTGATTCAAATCGTATGGTCATTGTCCCTGTTACAACAGTGCAGGAGTTTAGGCAGCAGGCAATTAAGATTATTGATAAGTATCTACAGATGCCTGAAGAGTCTCGCCAACCCATGATGTTTGTGTTAGACTCACTAGGGATGCTCTCAACCTCTAAGGAGATTGAGGACACCGAGGCGGGTAAAGAGACTCGCGATATGTCACGAGCGCAGGTAGTTAAGTCTATCTTCCGTGTGCTCACTCTCAAACTGGGTAAAGCAAACGTGCCCATGATCGTTACTAACCACACTTACGATGTTATTGGATCTTACGTTCCTACAAAGGAAATGGGTGGAGGCAGTGGACTCAAGTATGCTGCATCTACAATCATCTATCTCTCAAAGAAAAAAGAGAAGGATGGCAAGGAAGTCATTGGAAACATTATCAAAGCTAAGACTGCTAAGTCGCGTCTGAGTAAGGAGAATGCTGTTGTTGAAACCCGTCTTTACTACGACGAGCGTGGACTTGACCGCTATTTCGGACTACTGGAATTGGGTGAGAAGTATGGAGTCTTCCAACGGGTCGGTAATCGTATCAAGTTTGGTGAATCTTCTGTTTATCCTAAGTCTATTCTTTCTGATCCTGAAAAATACTTCACTCCTGAAGTGATGGTTAAACTTGACAAAGCAGCAGAGCAGGAGTTTTCCTATGGAGCATAAGGAATGGATTAAAATCTATCCTAAGGCACTCGATCCAAACGTATGCCGCAATGCTATCAACAATGCAAAGAGTTGCACACAGGTGATGAGGTGGGATGATGGTGTCCCAAAATATGACATCATCAATGTTTCCTACCTAGCAGACCAGGGAGACCACGAGTGGAATGCAATCCAACAACAGATTGTACCCATCATTCAGTGGTCTGCACATGAATATATGAAGGAATTAGACTGCGAGAGATTCTGGGCATCCAAAAATAATCTTGAGCAAATCAAATTGAATAAATACAATGTTGATACTGGAGATAACTTCGGTCTCCACATTGACGTTGGTGATGCCGACTCTGCTAAGAGATTCCTAGCATACAAATTATTCCTTAACGATGTTGAGGAGGGAGGCGAGATGGAATTTCCTCAAGTTGGACTCAAAATTAAACCACAGCAAGGTGATGTGGTATTATATCCACCTGGATGGACGTTTCCTTACTCGGACAACGCTCCTATCAGTAATGACAAGTATGAATTGACCACCTATCTACATTATCAATGAGCCTAAAGATCGAAGAAATTGCACTCAGTAAACTTATCCTTGAGGAAGATTACTGTAGAAAGGTTTTGCCTTTCATTAAGGATGAATACTTCGATATGTTTACTAACCGTCTGTTGTTTCAGACGATTCAGGAATACATCAGTGAGTATGACATCAATCCAGAGCCCAATGCTCTGAAGATTGAGATTGAAAACCGACGTGACATCACGGAGGATACTTACAAGGAGATTGAAACCTTCCTTGATAACTTAGATCGTGATTCTTACAATGATGAATGGTTGATGGAGACCACTGAGAAGTGGTGTAAAGAGCGTGCAGTCTACCTTGCTCTCATGGAGTCGGTTCAGATTGCTGATGGGCAAGATAAGACTAGGACAAAGGACGCCATACCCAGCATTATGTCTGAGGCATTGGGCGTCTGTTTTGATGATCATGTGGGTCACGATTACATCTCTGATGCAGCAGACCGTTACGATTTTTACCACAGGAAAGAGGAGAAGATTCCCTTTGACATCGACTATTTTAACAAAATTACAAAAGGTGGGTTGCCTAATAAGACTCTCAACATCGCACTTGCTGGTACAGGCGTCGGGAAGTCTCTATTCATGTGCCACTGCGCTAGTGCCAGTCTCCTGCAGGGGAGGAACGTACTCTACATTACACTTGAAATGGCAGAGGAGAAGATTGCTGAGCGAATTGATGCCAACCTCCTGGATATCCCGATCCAACAATTGAGTGATCCGATGTTTACTAAAGAGAGATACATCAAGAAGGTGGACTCTCTTAAGAAGAAAACACAAGGTCGCTTAGTTATTAAAGAGTATCCCACAGCGTCTGCACATGTGGGACACTTTGAAGCACTCTTGAATGAGTTGTCACTCAAGAAAGGTTTCCATCCTGACATTGTATTTGTTGACTACCTTAATATCTGTGCATCCTCACGATACAAAGGGACCATTGTAAATTCCTATACATATGTTAAGTCTATCGCAGAGGAATTGAGAGGACTCGCTGGAAAGTTGAATGTCCCTATTGTCTCTGCTACCCAAACTACGAGAAGCGGATATGGAAACTCTGATGTGGATATTACTGATACCAGCGAGTCTTTTGGACTGCCTGCTACTGCTGACCTTATGGTCGCGCTTATATCCACAGAAGAGATGGAGCAACTTGGTCAGATCATGGTCAAGCAACTTAAAAATCGATACAATGATCCCACAGTATACAAGCGATTTGTTGTAGGGATTGACAGGGCGAAGATGAGGCTGTATGATTGTGATCAGTCCGCTCAGGACAACATCATTGATGCTGGTGACATCAGTGATGACGCATTCACCGACACTAAAAAAAGTTTTGACGGATTCAAAGTATGAGTGACCCTAACAAGTTTACCAATCAAGGTGAGCCTAATTATGAATTGGAGCAACAGACAGAAAAAATCTCTGGTGATGCCCAAGAGAAGATTGAAGAGGAGAAGCAACGCGCTCAAGAAGTCGCAGACTCTACTCCCAAGACTCCTGAGGAGATGCTCAACAACCCTGATGTTGTGGCACCAAAAACTAAAAAAAAAGCGAAGGAGAAAAAGGCAGCTGCGGCAGATGCATCAACTGCGGGTGCCAAGCAAAAGTTTGAAGTGGATCTTGATCGCTATTGTGAGTTTGTAGATCGTGTTACCTCTTCTGCTAGTAAAGATTATGTTTCTTACATCGAACGTCTGACTGAGTTGCATCAAGCAGGTTGTAACATCGAGCGTCTAGACACTGCTGCAGCAGGTATCTGTGCAGAGGGTGGTGAGTTTATGGAGATCGTTAAGAAGATCAAATTCCAAGCGAAGCCATGGGACACTGCTAACAAGGAGCACCTGCAGAAAGAGTTGGGTGATATCATGTGGTATATTGCCAATGCTGCTATGGCACTGGACATGCGTCTTGATGAGATCATCTACATCAACACTCTGAAACTGGCAGCACGTTACCCTGAGGGTATGTTTGATCCTCACTACAGTGAAAACCGTGCTCCTGGTGACATCTAACCTCCTACACCATTACAAAGGAATAAATAGAGGGTAGAGATACCCTCTTTTTTATGGCTATTACAATTCTTCAGGAGAATGAAGATCAGTTTCGTGCTGTGCTAGATGCGTTCGCAAACGCAACTGACAATGATGTGATACCTATATCTAAGTTTGAGCAACAGGATGGTGATTCAACTAAGAGGATTAAAATATCGTGTAAGGTGCATGTTGAATCTGGTAAGAGACTTAGAGTTAGAGATCAGGTTGCTGATTATTTGGGGGAGCAGGCTGATAAGGGTCAACTTGATATCGTTGACGTTACTTTAGGTACCAAATCTAAACCTGATAAGGAAACGTTAGATGTTATAGTAAGAGAGAATCCAACTGAAGTAATTAGGATTGCAATTAAACCAATCAATAGTGGTGGGTCTGGTGGTGGTAGTGCTGCAACTACTGTACAAGAGACTGCTCTAGCAACGTTTCTTGCAATGAGATATGATAAGGGCACAGCCCTTGAGTGTCATCCTTCAAGGTCAGATGGATGTATAGATGAGGATGATTATATTAAAGGGTTAAAACAGGTTGACTGTGCTGGTAAGGTTACAGTTGAGGAGATAATGGGATTAGATGCGAGTTGGAAGGAGTCATGTATAAAGGGTGCCAATAAGATTGCTGCGGAGGTTCAGGGATCCAACTGGGTATATGTTAGAGGAGATAGTAGTATAGATGATGGTTCAATTAAGAGAGCATTTGCTAGAGTTAAGAAGAAATCTGGACTAGCAAACGAAGACAAGTGGAACCCTTCTGATATATGGATGGTACAAAAGAATAAGAAGTCTGAGATTACACAACTCTTAGACAAAGAGAATACAATTGATTGTTTGAATAATTATATTGCTCTAGCATTTTCAGATAAAGGTTGGCCTAATAAATCTGGTAAGAATGTTACTCCTAAGTCTCTCATTGGTATATCACTGAAGAAACTTGGTCCCAATGTTAACTTTACTATAATGAATGCACCTGGTCTTAATCAGATGCAGAAGGCACAGAATATATCTTTTCAAAAGACGAAGACACTTAATGAGTTGACTGCTTTCTCTGCTATGGATGTATACATTCTGATGAGTCCTAATGCATCTAAACAAAAGGATAGTTTTCAGTGTAGAAACTTTGCAGGACAGAGTGCTGGTGACTGGAAGTTAGAATTGAAAGGTGAGTATGCAGCACAAGGTAAGATACAAGGTAAGGTTATGAGAGATCTCTTAACTGATGCTGGGGGTTTCCCAGCAGTCCCTCAGGAACCAAACTTTAGTACCGAATGTAAAGAGTCAACTGATATGGAGGCACAAAACTTCTATGCTAAACAAAAAGGCAAGAAGATGTCCCAGGCACAGGCTAAAATTAGTGAAGAGATTTATACTTTATTAAAGAAGTATTGTTCAGCAAGAGATTGGGATGGTTCACCTACTGCCAAGGAAAGTATGTTGATGGAGATATCTACGAAGGATACATCTTGGAGGTACAGTAAACTAGCAGGACTTAGACTGTTAGATTGGATATGTAAGATACAAAGTGTTACGGAAAGAAACAGAGCATGCAAAGAAATGTATCTATATGCATCTTCACAGACTGAGAAGTCTTCCACTTACTATAAACTATACTAACCAGTTGGATTAGTGTCCACTCACCACCCCACTACCCCCTAAACACTGTTATAATACAGACATGGCAAAGAACACACACCTAGAGCACTTAGAAGATGACATATTCAACCAAGGATATGCTGGTGCAACTAATGCTGTCAACTTCCTGAAGTCCCTACGTGACATGCTGTCAGATTCTTCTGGTGGTAGTTCTGTGAAGGTTACAACCAAGTGGGACGGTGCTCCTGCTATTATATGTGGTAGGAATCCTCAGACTGGTAAGTTTTTCGTTGGTACTAAGAGTGTCTTTAATAAGGTTGACCCTAAGATTGTATACTCTTCTAACGATGCAGACAAATATTATGCAGGGTCTACCGTAGGAGATATACTTAAGAAGTGTCTAGTCTATCTCTCCAAGCTACCTATAGAGGGTGTCTTGCAGGGTGACCTACTGTATCAGTCTACTCCATCAGTAATATCCCAGGATCAGAAACCCCATTATAGATTCAAACCTAATACTATTACATATACTATCCCTAAGTATTCAGCCTTAGGTAGTAAGGTTGGTGGTAGTAAGTTGGGTATAGTATTCCATACAGAGTATAAAGGTAATACTATATCAACAATGTCTGCTGGTTTTGGGTGCAATGTATCAGGACTACAGGGTGTTAAGGAAGTAGCAGTATTCTCCTCTGAGTTTCAGAATATAAATGGCATGGCAAATCTCTCACAGACTGAGAAGAATGCATTGAATGCGGTCATTGTAAGGTCTGAGAGAGACCTCAGAAGAGGTCAATCATTCCTTAATGATGTCCAATCTGGTAAGGGACCATTTAGTATTCCTGCTTTGTTTAAAGTATACTTCAACCAGGTAGTCAGGGGCGGTGTTGTCCCTACTTCTGAGGGTATGGCAAAAGGATTTGGTGCTTTTGTTAAGAGTAAGTATGACTCTGAGATTGTGAAGAAGAAGACACCAAAGGCACGTAACGATTGGAGATCCAGACGTAGAGTAGACTTGAAATATCTAAATAGTAACAAGACACAAATGTTATCTGCCTTTAGAGGATTCAAATCTTTGATGGATGCTAAGGTGCAGATTATAAATAAACTTGTGAAGATTAAGAGTGTGGGAACATTCTTAGAAGATGAGAATGGAATGAGAGCTACAAGTCCTGAGGGATTTGTTGCCATTAAAGATGGCGCAGCACTCAAACTTGTTGATAGACTGGAGTTTTCCAGAGCTAACTTTACTGTCGCAAAGGACTGGGGTTAATGAGATTTATTCAATTCATCAGGGAGGCAACTGCTGCAGCAAAACCTGCTGCTAAGAAACCTTCCACGTCTAGTAAGGGTAAGTCTCCTGCTGCTCAAGCGAAGATTGATGATAAGCATGTTGCTATCACCTTTGGTAGATTCAATCCACCTCATGCTGGTCATGGTAAACTCCTTGATGCAGTCAAGTCACATGGTGGTGACTCAGGTAACTATCGTATCTACCCCTCTAGATCACAAGATCATAAGAAGAATCCACTGACTGCACAACAGAAGGTGGATCACATGCGTAAGATGTTTAAGGGGCACAAGGATGCTATCCAAAACAACGAATCGCACAGAAATATTTTTGATATCCTTCGTGACCTTCATGATGAAGGACATGAGCATGTAACCATGGTGGTCGGAGACGACCGTGTGAAAGAGTTTGAGACTCTTGCTAACAAATATAATGGTATGCATTATGACTTCAAGTCTATTAACATTAAGTCTGCAGGTCAGCGTGCTACTGATAGTGATGATCCTATCGAGAATATGTCTGCATCAGCAATGCGTAAACACGCCCAAGTGGGTGACCATGAATCATTCCACGTTGGGACTGGTGGATATAAGGACTCTAAGAAACTGATGGGTGATGTCATCACTGGGATGACACCTCCACCTAAAGTGAAGAAGGGTAAGAAGGGTGAGTCTGTCCATGAATCTCTGTGGACATACGCTCCTAAACTTGACTTTGATGCCTTCCGTGATCACTACATGCTCAACCACATCTATAAGGTGGGTGCAATTGTAGAGCATGATGACAGTGGTATCCGTGGTATGGTTGCTCACCGTGGCACTAACTACATCATCATGCGTGATGGTTGGGGTGGCGAGCACCGCTGCTGGTTGCAGCACATCAGTGAAGTTGCACAACTAGGACCATCAGATCTTAGTCACAAGCAAGAGGTTGCTGCTGACACTACTAAGGATCAAAGCAACTATAGTGCCGATGATGGCAGTGGTAACACCTGGAAAGCAGGTACTGATCGCTATCGTGAAGCACTTCAGGACATGACCCCTGGTCAAAAGACAATTAAATTCTCAGATTTCAGAAAAATTGCTGTAACTAAATAGTATTAGCGAAATTCATTTCGGTTTAGAAACATGACGTTAGAAATGCTGGTGTCTGTGGCACTCATGGATTATAATCCCACTGAGCAGGCATATATCCTAAAGGCAATCGAAGAAGATACTCTTCCAAAATCACAGAGACTCCACACAGGTGTCATGAAAGTGATGGAAGCATTCGATGCTTATGAGCCTACAGTAGAAGGCTATGCGGGATTCAAAATTGATCGTAACTCTGTCACCAAGAAGAAAGCAGAGCGTCCAGATGATCGAAATATTGGTCGTGTTGTCCAATCATCAGGTGGTGAATCTATGCTCATCACTGGTAGGAAGACAGACGGTCGTTACATTGTTGTCGGTAAGAAAGGCGAGAAGTCAGCGAGAGATGCTGCTGACCTCGGCGTGACCGCTAAAGAAGAAGTGGTCGGCATTGATATCGATGACCTCCATCAAGAAATGCTTGAAGATCTTAATAGATCTATGAGGATCCTAGGTGCTAGCAAGTGCTGGGACGGATACAAAACAAATTGTGTCGAAGAAGAAGACGTGACAGAACTTTACAAAGGTAAGCACGGACAGACTGAGAAAGAGTATCAAGACAGTCGCTCTGATGGCGGCAAGATGGTCTCAGGTGATAGTAAAGGCAGTGGTTCAAGATACGCTTCGCGTAGCTTGAGCAGCACTGGTCCTAATCCTGCTGGTGGCAGCAAGAAACCTGCTGGTCAGGGTCGTATGACTTCTGGTGCTAAGGCAGATCTCGCTTACCGTAAAGTGAATCTCAAGAAGAGCAACGAAGAGTTTATAAATAAACTGTCCGACTCAGGATTGTTTACTGAGAAGGAGTTGCAAATGATGGGGGAGATTGAATGAAGCCTGGTCATAAAGAATCATCTCTAAAGACAACCAAGAAAGGAAATGTCACCATCAATCCAAAGAAAGAGGACCTTATGTCTGAACATCTGAGAAGTAGAGTCCTGAGTAGCGTAGAAGCACTCAAGGAAGCTGCTAAGAAAAAAAACAAAAACATTAAAGCAGCAAGAGCAGGCAATCGTTGGCAGGATTCTGACGGCGACGGCAAGTGGTATGAGCCTGGTCAAGATGTCAAGAAAGAAGAAGCAGAAGTATACTGGTCAAGTAAAGCATTAGATCAGTTAGAAGAAGCACAATCAAAGACAGACAACGTAGCAGATGACGCTGCAAAGAAGGCTGCTAAAGAGCGCATGAAGCAGAAGATGATTCAAGCTACAATCGATTTCGATCGAAAGAAGAAAGAAGCCAGGCGATAAGTAATCGCATATATAGATCAAACCCCTTTAAGGATGATCTATTATGTTGGCACTTTTTTTACCATTAGCAAAGAAAACAATTGTCGGACTACTCGGTAAAGACGAAGTTCGTCACTTTATCGTGGACGTGCTGCGCTCGCTAGTGTCTACAACTGATAACAAGTTGGATGACAAGGCTGTGGACGTAGTTGAGTCACTTCTGTTTCAGAAAGAAGAATAGCTATAAATAACTTATAGGAATAATCTTCATACCCGGAGAACAATGGCTGTATTTGGAAAAATTGATGCCGCAACCTTCGCAAATAACGTAGCGGTCACCAATGGTGACGCCACTGTTACAAAGAATGCTGCGGATACTGTCGTCGTGGGCGACATTTTAGAACTCTCTAACGTTGCTTACATCGTTAAAGAAGTTACTAGCACCACTGCAATTGAATTGCACAAAGCATACGCAGGTAGCACTGCTGCATCACTCGCTGGCGCTGTCCGTAGGACTGCTCCTAAGGCGGTTGCTGAGTATGTAATCAAAGGTGGCGATAGCAACTCATACGATCTCGTATTTGTTGACACCACTGAGATGCTTCTCGCTGAGAATAAGTCTCGCGGTATCACTGGTCCTGGTTGGTGGCAGTATCGCACATACACTACTGGTAATGGCGACACCAAGCATAAGTCTGAGTGCATTGCATTCGTCCATGCTACTGCTGCTGCTGCTGGTGACGACGCTGATGACACCATCGTTGCTGATGTTGCATCTGCTGTAACTGTTTCGGCACAACCTGCTGCTTCCACTTCATCCTCTGGCGCTGGCACATTTACGCTCAGCACTACTACCACAGGCACACCTGGAACACTTGCATACGTCTGGCAACGTCAGACTGCTGCCTCAACTAAGAAGTGGACTAACATCTCTGCTTCCCTTGACACTGGCATCACCTATGCAGACTTCACGACCGCAACTCTTGCTTATAGTGCTCTCGCTGGCGACACTCTGGACGGTTATAAGTATCGCGTCAAGATTACCTCAGCAGGTGGCACAGAAGAAGTCATCACCGATGGCGTCGCAACACTAACCTTCGGGTCTTGATAATTGACTTTTTTACATAATGCATTTTGATCAACTTAATGAAAAAAACTATTTGATGTTTGCTATTCAGCATTATGATAATCCCCAGTCGGTTACCGTAGATGATTTTATGGAGGACATGAAGAAATTCAAATACCTTAAGAGGTTACTCAAGAGGTATTTGAAAACGGGTGTCCTCCGTGTTAATCTGATACTCAATCATCTTATCATTCTTTTTAATGTGTTTGGTGACGGGACGATCCCGCTACTGATGTATAAACTAGAGAGAGAATATTGGTCTCTCATCAAGACTTTCTTGGTCTATTTGAATAGATATCCTCAGATCCCTGCTGGATGTCTTGACTTTGTTGATACCGATAACGACGTAGAAGAATTACTAGAAGATCTGTGATGAATGAAGATGCACCTACAATGAGCGCAGGCGATGGTGGTTTCAGCAACACTGCTGATGAAACTGGACCCAATGCTGGCTTTACTCCTCTACTAGGAGGATCGAAGTCGAAAAAGAAACCTAAGAAGCGTCGTCGCTATACTATTTCTCAGTCCGACATCTCACAGATGGTAGCGACTGAGGGAGCACAGAAAGATACTTCATACTTACCATTCCTCATCTCCTATGATGGAGCAGAGCAGTATGTATTGTATAGTAGGTCTGAGGCACGACTGAAGATAGAGCTTCGCAAGATATATCGACCAGAAAACTTTAAAAAGTTAGATGTCAAACGTCTGTATCCTAATGATGTAATCCAGTTTTACTGGAAAAAACGACAAGCAGCACTTAGATCCGAATAATGTCAGAAATTAACTCAGCAATTCTAGAACGATTAGAGAAGGTTGTGGATAGTTTGCAGGATAATTCCATGAAGATGGGGCAACTTCTTGCTGTACATAATGAGAAGTTAGATAGTCACAGTCAAACTGATAGGATTTTATTTGACAAGGTTGACCGTGTACACGGTGACCTTAATAAAGAGACAGATCTCATTAAGAAAGGTTGTGAAAGGGATATCCGCAAGGTCGATGACCGTCTTCAAGTCATGGAGAAAAAGATGTGGACCATCTTTGGTGGTCTCGCTGTGATCTCTTTCCTCGTCAGTGTGCCAGGTCAAGTACTGCTTAGATCATTGACACCTAGTGCGCCATCTGCTATACTACCTGCAGTGGAGTCCCCTGCATGGATTACGTCGATGACAAATACATCCGACTTCTCAGCACCAGGCTAGAGAAATACAAACACGTTAAATCAGGACTCTATAACTTCCGCTGCCCCTACTGTGGTGATTCACAGAAGCATAAGAATAAGGCACGGGGGTATTTTTTTCTGAAGAAGACTGAATACATCTTCAAGTGTCACAACTGTGGCATGGGTAGATCGCTGTCTAATTTTTTAAAGGACAATGCGGTTGACCTCCATGCTGAGTACCTCATGGAGAAGTATAAGCAGGGGATGACTGGTAGGGGCAGACACACACCCACGCCAGAATATAAAGGTGCTAAGCCAAAGTTTGCTAATAAGGTTACTGATCTGACTCCAATCAGCGAGCTAAATACAACGCACCCCGCCAAGAAGTATCTCCTCGATAGAAGAATTCCAGAGGATCAACTGGGTAGATTCTTCTATGTTGATAAGTTTAAGAGGTGGGTTAATACTCAGCGCCAGACATTTGACAACCTTCAGAATGACAGACCTAGAATTATTATCCCTCTCATTGACAAGGACGGTAATTGGTTTGGCATTCAGGGTAGATCTATGGCGGCAACTTCTACGCTACGATACATCACTGTGATGTTTGAGGATAAACTCAAACTATTCGGACAAGACAATGTAAACCCAGAGGAGACAGTTTATGTCACAGAAGGACCCTTTGACTCCACTTTCATTCGACAAGCTGTTGCTATGTGTGGCAGCGATGTTGACCATAGCAGTCTACCTTATAGACATAGGGTCTGGGTCTTTGATAATGAGCCCCGAAATAGACAAATCGTGCAACGGATCGACAGGGCAGTTGAGGCAGGTGAGAAAGTAGTCATCTGGCCAAAGTCAGTAAAACAAAAAGATATTAATGACATGGTGTTGGCAGGTCTTGACCCTTCTGCTATAATACAGACCAACACCTTTTCAGGATTAACAGCAAAGGTACAACTTACAGATTGGAAAATGGTATGAGCAACACAGTTGTCAAACGCAACGGACAGGTGGAAGAGATCCACCTTAGTAAAATCCATGAAATGGTAGAGCACGCTTGCAGAGGACTTGCTGGTGTGTCAGAGTCAGCAATCGAAATGAATGCTAACCTACAACTATTCGATGGCATCATGACCAGTGACATCCAAGAGATCCTTGTGCGCTCTGCTAATGATTTGATTACATTGGAGGCACCAAACTATCAGTTTGTAGCAGCACGTCTGCTCCTGTTTGGTCTCCGTAAGCAGGTGTATAATGGACACCCAGACTTGCGTCCTCATATTCAGGAGCATGTGTGGGGATGTATTGAGCGTGGTGTCTATGACAAGTCCATCCTCAAAGCATACAGAGACGATGAGTGGGATCAGATTGAATCATTCATTGATCATGACCGTGACTATTTGTTTACATATGCTGGTCTAAGGCAAGTTGTTGATAAATATCTCGTGCAAGATCGATCATCTGGGGAGGTGTATGAGACACCCCAGCAGATGTACATCATGATCGCAGCAACTCTCTTCCAAACTTACCCACAAGAGACAAGACTTGATTATGTCAGACGATACTACAACGCAATCTCAAAACACCGAATCAACATCCCGACGCCAATCATGGCAGGGGTCAGGACACCTCTACGACAATTTGCTAGCTGTGTTCTTGTTGATGCTGATGACACCCTCGATAGCATTTTTAGCAGCGACATGGCTATTGGCTACTACGTTGCTCAAAGGGCAGGCATTGGTATCAACGCAGGCAGAATCCGTGGCATCAACAGCAAAATCAGAGGTGGAGAAGTTCAGCACACAGGTGTTATCCCTTTCCTCAAAAAGTTTGAGAGCACTGTCAGATGTTGTACTCAAAATGGCGTCAGAGGTGGAAGCGCAACAGTCCACTTCCCAATCTGGCACAGGGAGATCGAAGACATCATCGTTCTCAAAAACAACAAAGGAACAGAAGACAACCGTGTAAGAAAACTTGACTATTCTATCCAAATTAGCAAATTATTTTATGAAAGATTCATTCGTAACGAGAGCATTTCTCTATTCAGTCCTCACGATGTTCCTGGCCTCTATGATAGCTTTGGTACTGGGGACTTCGACGACCTCTACATGGAATACGAGCGGAAGGAGGGCATTCCGAGATCAACTATTAATGCACAGGAGCTCTTCCTTGATCTACTAAAGGAGAGAGCAGAGACAGGTCGTATTTACATCATGAATATCGACCACTGCAATAGTCACTCCTCCTTCAAGGACAAGGTGAATATGAGTAACCTCTGTCAGGAGATCACTCTACCTACTGATCCTATCAATCACATCGATGATCGTGGTGGTGAGATTGCTTTGTGCATTCTCTCTGCTATCAACGTAGGTAAATTGAAGTCACTGGATGAGATGGAAGAGCTCTGTGACCTCTCTGTGAGGGGTCTGGAGGAGTTGATTGACTACCAGGAGTATCCAGTTGCTGCTGCTCAGCGTAGCACCTTTGCACGTCGCTCTCTGGGCATTGGATACATCGGACTAGCACACTACCTTGCTAAGAATGGTGAGCATTACGATGACAAAGGTGCATTGAGACTCGTCCATGAGTTGACTGAAGCATTCCAATACTACCTGCTGAGAGCATCTAATAGACTCGCTCAAGAGCGTGGTCCATGCGAAGCATTCCACCGCACAAAGTATTCTGATGGACTTCTCCCAATTGATACATATAAGAAGGACGTGGATGAATTGGTATCAATAGAATATAAGTATGATTGGGATTCTCTTAGGTCATCTATCGACGAATACGGACTCAGGCACAGCACTCTGTCGGCACAGATGCCATCGGAAAGCAGTTCCGTTGTGTCAAATGCAACAAACGGAATCGAACCACCGCGTGATTACTTGTCCATTAAGAAATCAAAGAAAGGACCTCTTAAGCAGATTGTCCCTCAATTTACTACATTAAAGAATAACTATACTCTCCTCTGGGAATTGCAATCCAACAAAGGATACATTGAGATTGTTGCAGTGATGCAGAAATTCTTTGACCAATCCATCTCTGGTAACTGGTCTTACAATCCAGAGAAATTCGACAATAACGAAGTGCCCGTATCCGTTATGGCACAGGATCTACTCATGACATACAAGTATGGGTGGAAGACATCTTACTATCAGAATACTTATGACGCTAAAAAAGATGTAGACGAACCTGCTCATTCCATTGGATGGGTCGATGAGACTGCTTCCAAACTAGACAATCTCTTAGCGGAGATTGATGTAGGCGAAGAGTCTGAGTGCGATGCTTGCAATGTCTAAAGACACACAATCTAAGGGAGTTACAATGGGACTGACTGTATTCAACGACAAGAAAGTAGACACCAAGAAACAACCAATGTTTTTTGGAGCACCCTTGGGGATGCAACGCTACGATGAATACAAGTATCCCGACTTCGATAAACTAACACAGACACAACTCGGTTACTTCTGGAGACCTGAAGAGGTTTCCCTACAGAAGGACCGTGTTGATTATAAGACACTGAATGAACAACAAAAACATATCTACACCAGTAACCTCAAGTATCAGATCCTTCTAGACTCTGTGCAAGGGCGTGGTCCTGGCATGGCATTCTCACCTTACTGTAGTCTTCCAGAGTTGGAAGGATGTATGGGAGTATGGGAATTCATGGAGCAGATTCACTCCCGCTCCTATACCCATATTATCAAAAACGTATACTCAAATCCATCAGAGGTCTTCGATTCGGTATTAGATAATGATAAGATCCTTGACCGTGCTGCTTCAGTATGCAAAGCATACAATGACTTCCTTGAGGTAGCAACTGAGTGGTCACTTGGTAATATGTGGAAACCTGAGTGGAGTGATCATTCCACTGCGCAGTGGACTATTAGGGATGTTAAGCGTAAACTCTATCTGGCGATGGCTAATGTTAATATACTGGAAGGGATACGGTTTTATGTATCTTTTGCTTGTAGTTTTGCTTTTGGTGAACTTAAACTCATGGAAGGTTCAGCAAAAATTATCTCCCTTATTGCCAGGGATGAGTCACAACACCTCGCGTTGACCCAGAAGATCCTCTATAAGTGGAGGAAGGGTGATGATCCTGACATGTTGGACATCGTAGAGGAAGAAAGAGAAACAGTGCGTCAGATGTTCCTTGACGCAGTATCCCAAGAGAAAGATTGGGCAAGTTATTTGTTTGAGAATGGTAGCATGATCGGTCTTAACGAGCGTCTGCTTTCTCAATACATTGAATGGATTGCTAATCGTCGTATGAAAGCAATCGGACTAGCACCTGCATTCGATATCCCTGCTAGAAACAACCCTCTGCCTTGGACAGAGCACTGGCTAAATAGCAAGGGTCAACAAAATGCCCCTCAGGAAACTGAGATTGAATCCTATGTCGTCGGAGGAATCAAGCAGGATGTTAGTGCAGAAACTTTTAGCGGGTTTAAGCTATAAAATTACAAAATGGATACGGATACCCATTGGGTATCCAGTTACATATCACAATGCCGAGAAGAAATTGGAAGAGACAACCGAGGTTCCTTTATTCAAACGAGACACAATCGACTGGTATTCCGAAACCCCCGATACCTGGTATAAGGGACCACTTATCCTTCTTGAAGAAACTCAAGAGGGACTTAAAGAATACCAAGCCAATTAGCAACCACCCCCACCCTCGTCACAAAAAGAAACGTGGCAGGTGAGGGGCTTGCATAAATAGAGATGTCATGGTAACATGACAACACGTTCATCCAAAGGACTTCATGTCCTTTTGGACGCAAGTAAGTCGCGCAACGGAGCGTTGATCTCATGGACATTTTAATAGCTGCTGCTTTCACTTGTGCTGATGTATCAGAAATGGTAGATAAAGTACGAGTTAACAATACGGTATCTTCTTCTCAAAAAGAATATATCATAGAGATCTATCAAAAGGATCTAGTGGAGGTATTAAACCTACAATGTAACTGGGACGCAAACGACTGAAGGAACGGGGATTAAACCACCCTAACTTCAGAGGACATACTCATGAACACACTCAACTACATTCGTACGAGAATCCAAAAGGCATCTGCCTTGCACAATGCACAAATTCACCACACTACATATCGTGGCGTGGAGTATGATGCACATTGTGCAGAAGCCAAAGAGTCTCATGGGACTTTTTGCTATCGTGGAAAACTCTACATCAAGTAGCATAAGTAAGAGGGGACCTTCCCCTCTTTTTTATTATTCTTTTTAATTATGAAACTATTAACATTAGATGATTACAAAAAGGCAGGCGATACTTTTTGGGAGAAGTATTGGTATGTTGCCAAAGAATTGGGCGGTGATGCTAAGACAGAGGACATCCTTAAGGTTATGGAGTCTCTAGGTGCTGTTGCACTGAAGTTGAGACTGGAAGAAGATAAGACTTCACCGTTTGGATTCAAGAAGGATACAAAAGATGTCGAAGGATAAGATCGATACACAGGGCATGAGTCTTCCTGGTAAATCAAATAAACCAACCAGTTATACTCCCATGCCATTTGTTAAGAAGACTATATTCACACCTGAAGAACGGCGGGAGTTGAAGGAAATTATTCATGAGGCACTCGATGAGTGGAATGTAGATGAAACCACAGAGTGCTAAAGCGAAGGGTAGAAACTTCCAAAAATGGGTGAGAGATATGCTTATTGAGCATAGGGATGTCCACCCAGAAGACATTGAGTCTCGCAGCATGGGTGCTGGTGGGGAAGATCTTATCATGGCACGAGATGCTAGGAAGAAGTTTCCCTTCAGCATTGAGTGTAAGAATGTAGAGAAATTAAATGTGTATGATGCTTACGATCAGGCATGTGCTAACTCTGGAGACCACCAACCTATTCTTTTTATGAAGAAAAACAGGAAGCAACCTCTAGTGGTAGTGGACGCCGAATGGTTTATCAAACACTTCGGGGTTGACACCTGACCCATTTGGCATATATACTACACAAGTACCGGAGAGGGGATCCATCATGGAGAATCAATTTCTTGAGGAGATTGATGAGATTAACTATACAATCGAATTTCTAGTGGATCAACTACATGAAGCACTTGCTACAGGAGATTACCTAGAGAGCGAGTCGCTCGCTCAAAAGATACGACAACACTCTGAGATTACCAAATGACCATTTATTCTTTATTTTCTATTCCGATTGCACACTATGAAATTGAAAATTGGGAACAGAATAAGAAGAAGATCATGTCTGTCCTACCCACACTGGGTAGGGAGCATCTAGAATCTAATGGTGAGCAGCATACTGACTTCTTTCATCAAGATGAAGAAAATTGGGAGTTGCCACCCTATGCTGATACGATAATTGATATTATCGAGCCATACCTTGCTGAGTTTACTGATCGGAGACGCATCGAGTTTACTGACCTGTGGTGTCAAACATATACTAAAGGTCAGAAGCATGGTCTCCACAATCATGGACACAGTGGATGGTCAGCAGTAATTTATGTGGACTTCGATCCAAAAGTCCATCAAGCTACGCAATTCATCTCACCTTTCAACAACCCTTGGAGTGGTAGGTTAGAGTCCTTCATTCCACCTGCTAAGGAAGGGGACATGGTTATTTTTCCAGCAACCGTCCACCACGAGGCACTAGCTAATGAGTCAGACAAATCACGCACCGTCGTTGTGTTTAACCTACGGGGTAAAGTTGACAAGGTTAGGAAGACTATGTGGGATGGTGACCCAATCGTTGTGCAAAGAGGTAGTTAACTAATAGCTTAGGATCCAGTAGCTCAGTGGAATAGAGCAACTGCCTTCTAAGCAGTCGGTCGTTGGTTCGAATCCAACCTGGATCGTCGCCACAATAGCATAACGATAATGCAACCCACTTGTAATGGGTAGACTGTAGGTTTGAATCCTACTTGTGGCATTCCTCTTTTGAGGAATAGGTGACTTTACGAATAGGCTCGGACAGGAGTTCGACTCTCCTCACCTCCATTCAGGGGGGTGCCACGGTTTAGACGGGTTGTTACGATTGTGACTGAAACCTGCTTGGATAAGCAAACAACAGATGCAAAAACATCTACACCTGCTGCGAATAATATCGTAGCATTCTCCCGCACTCGCGAACTCGCGACTGCCTGAATGGGAGATCGGGGTTAGACTAGCCTTGTTAACCAAGTAGTTCAGGGGGGTGAGAAGCCCCTTTCATTCCCCTGTAGCTCAATCAGGCAGAGCACGAAACTGTTAATTTTGGGGTTACTGGTTCGATTCCAGTCGGGGGAGTTGGGGTAGTAGTTCAGTTGGTTAGAACGCCTGCCTGTCACGCAGGAGGTCGAGGGTTCAAGTCCCTTCTATCCCGTTTCCATATTCCCAAGTAGCTCATAAGAACAATGTTAACAGCAAGATGTAAACTATGCAACACAGAACTGGCAAGCACTAGCAAGGTTCAGTTCTGTGGTTGTCCCAATCAGATGCGGGTTGTGGATGATTACGTTGGAGCACTCGAATTGGATCAAGTAGTTTTAACAAAACATAAAGATATTATTAAAAATCACGGTATCCTGACAGAAAGTGACCTAAAATACCAAGAGGACAGACGCAAACGAAAAGTCCGTAAATTAACCTACGAAGAACGATGATCAACCTAGACGAGAAATTTCATAACTACCTAGAAAATGGTAGTAAATGCTTCAGAATTGATGGAGTTGATGAACCTCTCAAGGGCTACGGTTATAATTGTGATGGTAGTGAAATAAAGGGATACTACGTGTTGACAACAAACTATAAATTGTATTATAATATGAATGAACAGTTCCTGAGAATGGAACCTTTGAGTCAACTGAGTACCATATAACATGCAAATTTTTCTAGACACTGCTGATTATCAAGAGATTAAAGATCGTTATGAAACTGGTTTAATTGCTGGTATTACTACCAATCCTACACTTGTTCGTAAGTCAGGTGTTTCTTATCTTGATTTTATTACTACTCTGTCAAAAGATTTTTCTTTTGCAAGTATCTCTGCAGAAGTCAATGGAGATACTGCTGATGAAATGGTTGAGAATGCTCAACAGTATATTCAGATTGGTGAAGAAGTTACAATCAAACTACCTCTTACTAGAGAGGGTCTTATTGCTTGTAAAGAACTATCTGATGAAGGAATTCAAACTAATGTAACTCTTTGTTTCTCCGTAGCACAAGCAGCATTGGCAGCATTAGCAGGTGCCACATATATCTCACCATTTGTGGGTCGTCTTAATGACAATTCATTTAGTGGTGTTGAACTTGTACGTGGTATCTCTGGACTGTATAATGTTCAGGGAGTTGAAACTAAAATTCTAGCAGCATCTTTGCGTGATGTTCATCACGTTTCTAGATGCTTCTCTTATGGAGCGAGTGTAGCTACGCTACCTACTAAAGTATTTGATAACATGTATAATCATGTCTTGACGGACGCAGGTCTGGCAATTTTTGAAGACGATTTTAAAAATTTAAAAGCATGATTATAATCTATTCAAGATCTGGTTGTCCTTACTGTGTAAAGATCAAAAAGGTTATGGAGTTGGAAGAAGTAAAGCACGTATCATATGAACTTAATCGTGACTTTACAAGAGAAGAATTCTATGCTAAATTTGGAGAAGGGGCAACGTTCCCACAAGTGACTCTTGATGATATTCACCTAGGTGGTTGTCGAGATTCTATTAAACACATGCGAGAGGAAAAAATTTGCTGCCAATTATGATTGAACTTACGGTAGAAGAATTTGAAAAAGACTTCGATACCTACATGGATAGGATCGAAGCAGGGGAACAATTTTTAATCAGGCAACCAGATGGACGTGCTGTTATGGCAGTCCCTGCTGATGAATATAAAGAACTATCAGATAAAGTTATTGATTCTGATTGGGAAAACATGATGACAAATCACGACGATGCTAGCTAAAACATTAGAATCTATTGCTAAGAATGAACTCTACATGGGGTACATCTTTGGTATTATGATCTTGGGTGGATTCATCCGAGAGCACAGTGCTTTAGAAGATGTCTATTCTTTAGCAAAGAAATATGTTAAGGATCATCGTATCCTTGTTATTATTACCTCACTGTTGGGTGGTATCCTACCTATCCCTGGACGTGTTGCTCTCTCAGCACCACTCCTAGATGCTATCGCACCACCTGATAAGGAGAGGCGTTCTGCTTTTGGTGTGATTGATTACCTATCAGTCCACCATTACTATTGGTGGTCTCCACTAGAGAAGACAGTTGTTCTGCCTATGGCAGTAATGGGTGTATCTTATGGAACATTCCTAGGATATACTATTGTCCCTCTTGCTATCACTTTGGGATACACTTGGTGGTATATCTTCACTAAGGTTCCTGCTAGGTCTATTGTTCCTAACCTAGAATATGTACGAGACTTTAACTGGCGTCGTGCGTTAACTGGTTGGGCACCACTGATTGCTACTGTTATTCTTCTATTAAATACAGGTAAAGCAGGAGCAATCTTCTTCTTCCCTTGGTTCCTTGGAATGGCAATCTATTATTCGATTGTATACAAGGATTGGAAGTGGGGTAGATGGTTGGACGGTAAGTTTGCTATTATTGCAACTATTGTCCTTGCTCTTGGTGGTGTAGTGGGACTGATTAAAGGTCCCGTTATGGACTATCTTAAGGCAGCAACACCTGAGATGCTTATTCCTGCTTCTCTGGTAGCTATGGTTGCTGCTTATATCATGGGTTCATCAGGTAAGTATGCTGGTATGACATCTGCATTAGTTTTGATCTTTGGTCCTCAGTATCTTGTGTGGTTTCTCTGCACTGAGTATTCTGGATACCTGATCTCACCTGCACACAAGTGTCTTATGATTGGACAGCAGTATTTTGGGACACCCATCAAAAAATATTATGTTGTCCTTTCTCGATTGTGTGCTATACTAATTGGATACGCAGCAATTACTACTTTCATTTTATAAATTTACATAGAGGTTACTATGAGCGTTACATCACATTTGGAAAAAGCAGAAGAAGCTATCCGTCAGGCATTGATCAACGCTCTTGCAGAGGGCGAAGATGCATACCTGAACGAACTCTTTGAAAACTATAATTCAGTTCGTGATTTGAGAAAGAAAGTTTCTAACACTATTCGGTTTTCAGATCAAACTAATCAGTTCTATGATAATTTGAATGATAATATTACATTCAATCTCACAGATCCTGAAATGAGTGGAGGAACTTATCCAACTACTACTAAGGTTGGGAAAGATCTAGACATTATGGATAATAATTTACATGCATATGATTTTAGTAGTCTAGGTAATATTAATATTGGTAATAGTTTTAGTGATGATGTTATCACTTTTGGAGATTATAAAACTTCTAAAGATGAGGATTGATACCCATGAGCAAAGTTCTTAATTATTATTACTTACCTACAGCACTCGATAGTTCTGTTAGTGACGTTGTTATTAATCAATTATCTAAACTAAATTTAGAAGAAGCTAGGGTCACTGAATCAGGAAAAGATCCAGGAAAAAGTGATAAAACTATTAGGAACTGCCTGACCCAAGGAATCCCTTCGGATCATTGGGTCTCAGGTATGCTCGCTCATTTTGTCAATTGTGCTAATACTAATTTGTTTCATTTTGATCTGTATAACTGGGCAGATTTTATTCACCTATGTGTATACAATACAAATGAATCACATTACCATTGGCACACTGATATTTCTCCAGCATATTATGAGCAACCACCTAATCACATAAGAAAATTAAGTATCAGCATGTGTCTCTCTCCCAAAGAAGAGTATGAAGGAGGAGAGTTTGAACTGTATGTTGGTAGAAAAATGTTTAGTTTTAAAATGAATTGTGGGGATGCCATTATATTTCCTTCAGACTGTATGCATAGAGTTAAACGGATTAACTCTGGCACTAGAAAGACATTGGTTGGATGGTATGGCGGTCCTCCTTTTAGATAATTAGATAAATACTTCTAGCTTAGTGTAACTGTCTTCAGGACTGGAAGTATGTCAAAAATTCTTGCAAATGAAATCGCCAATTATGGTGATAATGCACCCATAGATCTTAAGGAAGGTCTTAATATTCCTGCTGGTAAACCTATTCAAGCAGCAGGTAGTGTAGGAACTTCTGGTCAAGTTCTGAGTACAACTGGTTCTTCTATTGCTTGGATTACTCCTTTTGATGGAGATTATGGTAGTCTGTCAAATAAACCTACCATCCCTGCAGCACAAGTAAATTCTGATTGGGATGCTAGTGGTGGTGTTGCAGTTATTTTAAACAAACCTTCTGTCCCTCCTTTACCTAGTGTTACAACAGCAACTGCAGGTACTGCCGCACTAGTATATAATTCAGGTAACGGACAATTTACTTTCACTCCACCAGATCTTTCTAACTACGACACTGCATATGGTTGGGGCAATCATGCATCAGCAGGATATTTAACATCACTTGGTGATGCTGCTGGTGTTACTACAGCAAAGATTTCCAATTGGGATGATGCATATAGTTGGGGTAACCATGCTAATGGAGGGTATCTAACATCTTATACAGAGACACAGACACTTGATGATGTTCTTACACTAGGTGCAACAACTACTCAAAACATTACTACTACTGGTAAAATATTATATGCTAATAACTACAATCTCCTAGGAGATCTTCCTGGTGCAAATACGTATCATGGTATGTTTGCTCATGTTCATGGAACTGGTAAAGGATACTTTTCACACGATGGAAATTGGGTAGAGCTACTAGATGTTAACTCCTCTGTAGGAGATCTTAGTGGTGTAGATCTTAGTATTGCACCTACTGATGGTCAGGTTCTTAAGTGGGAACAATCTTCTAGTTCTTGGAAAGCAGCTAATGATCTCACTGGTGGAGGTGGCGGTGGTGGTCTAGCACTAACAGATCTTTCTGCTTCAACTGCAACTGCATCTGGTACTGGATCTCTTTCATATAATAATGGTACTGGTGCATTTACTTACACACCACCAGATTTATCAGGTTTCTTAACTTCAGAAACTGATCCCGTATTCTCTGCATCCGCAGCTGCAGGAGTAACTACTTTAGGAATTGCTAATTGGAACACTGCATATTCATGGGGCAACCATGGAGCACAAGGTTACTTAGTTGGATACGGTGCAGTTTCTAACCACAGTGATGTCACTATTACTGGTGCATCTATCGGTCAACTATTACAATATAATGGTAGTAATTGGACAAACATCACACCTACCTACATCAGTTCTTATACAGAAACGGATACACTAGCTAGTGTAACTGGTAGAGGTGCTTCAACATCTACAACATTGACTCTAACAAGTGCTGGACAAGCATTGACATTAACAGGTGGTGCATCTTCAGGTAGATTAGATGTTCAGAATGCTGGTGCCTATGCTATTTCATTGGATGCTAATGCTGGTATTAATACTAATAATGGTGTTGGTTTATTCATTGGAAATTATGGAACTAATCTTTGGAGAGCACAGATTAATGGTACTACTGGTGCAATCATCGGTGGAACATTAACTGCTACTTCAATGACTGTTGGTGGTTTGACCTATCCAACAGTGAACGGGACAAATGGACACGTCTTGACCAGTAATGGATCTGGAACCGTGTCATGGCAAGCTCCATCAGGAGGCGGTGGTGGTGCAAGTGTAACTATTTCTGATACACCACCTGCAGCAGCTGCTGGTGATTTATGGTGGGAAAGTGATAGTGGTCGCCTGAAGATTTACTATCAAGATGTTGATAGTTCTCAGTGGGTTGATACATCTCCACCACTATCTTCAGGTAGTTTAGATCTAACTGCATTCACTGGACACATTCTTCCTGCTACACATGATCAACAGGATATTGGAAGTGCTAATAAAAAGATTAGAGATCTATATCTAGGTTCAACCTCTTTACATTTAGGTACGGTTGATATTTCTGAGAGTAGTGGTAAGCTTGTCCTACCAGCAGTTGAAATGACTGGTCATTTTATTCCAGATACTAATGCTGCATATGATTTAGGTAGTGCAGAGTATAAGATTAGACACCTTTTCTTATCAGATAATTCACTTTGGATTGGAGATAGTCATAAGATAGATA